CGGTCGTAGTCGATCCAGGTCCGCCCGTTGTGGGACACCTCGCGCTTCTGGGGCTTCTTCACGCCGATGCGTGGCACGGCCTGCTTGGCGGTGGCTGCCACGATCGCGTTGTGCGCTTCTTGGGCCCAGAGCTGTTCCTGGGCGCGCATAGCCTGGGCGCTGGCCCGGCCCGCGATCGCCAGCGACTTGCCTGATTGTCGCGCCTGCATCGCCGCCTGGATATTCGCGCTTGCCGACAGATCACCGTAGAACTGGGACCGCAGCGCGTCCGCCTTCTCGCGCTCTGGCCGCTTTGTCGCCTTCTTCGGCTGGGGCTTGTTCTCGATGATCGCCGAGGCGAACCCGTAGGCGCGCAGGTGTGCCAGCAGTTGGGCCGGTGCTCCTGCTTCTTCGATCTGCGGACAGGCATAGAAGTGGTAATTGTCGATCGTTACCGACGCCCTACGGTCGAATTGCAGGCGGTAGCCGCCCGGTGACATCAGCGTCAGCACCGCGCCTTTGAATCCTTCCTCGCAGGTCGGGTGCGCGCACGGCATCTGGCTGCCGAAGATTTCCTGCCGGATGTGCGGGCACCGCGACTCAGAGGGCTGCGGGCCATAGCCGGGCTCCCACCCGACAAATTCCTGTTCCCCTCTTTTGAACGTTACTTCCCCGAACGATGAATGCGTCGTGCAACCATCGGCGCATTTGGAGATCTTGACGTTCCCGTTGAGGGCAACGTCGCCCACCTGCCACCACTTGGCCAAGCACTGCTGGCCGATCCCGGGCTTGGTCCAGCGCCATCGCTGCCCGGTCTCGGGCTTCGTCGGTTCCTGCTGTGCTTCGTCTCCCATTGTCGTCTCCTTCGTTGTCAGTTCCTGTGCCAGCCTGGCGTAAGTCGTCGGTGACACGTAAATCACGTGCAGCGTCTCGATGTACTGGTTGTCGGCCAGGCAATACGACCAATCGATGTTCACCCTGGTATCTCCGGCAGCACGGGCCGATTGCCCTCAACCAATGTACCGCCCCGTTTCCGCCATGCACGCACACCCCGCTCGTATTCGCTGAACCAGGCCCGGCGGATCCGACGCGGCAACCGTTCGACCTTCGCTGTCTGCTGGCGCGTCAGGAACAGCAGCGGCTTGACCGCCATCATGTCGTTGTAGCCGGCCAGGAAGCCAAGGAGGTTCTCGTAGCTGCGTTCTAGGTCTCGGACGGGCTGGGTCTCGTCCAGCAGGTAGCCGATCGTCAGTTCGATCAAGTCTTCCATTAGCTTCTCGTTCGGGGCGCTGGCGGCGCCTGCTTCGTAGCCCTTCTCCCGTTGTGGGTGGATCACCTCCGGGGCGTCGGATGGCGGCAACGGAACGCCCGAGGCGTCGACCAATAAGGACTTCATTCGTGCCGCGCCTCCGTCAGCATCCGTACGACCTTCCCGTGCGGCAGCATCGAGATGCGCAAACCCTTCAGCTTGGCCAGCTTGAGGGCCCAGCTCGCGCCGTAGATGGCGCTCGCCTCGATCCCCATGTTGGCGGCGTTCCAGAGCTGCCTGGCTACGCCGCAGTGACGCCAGGGCGTCTTTTTGACGTAGATCCATCCGACCACGCGCCCGCTTTTCGCCAGCCAGCCAGCGATCTCGTCGTCATCCCCCTCTGGGTGCGCCACCAGGACGTCGAAGCTGGACAGGATGGCGGCGAACTCCAGCTTGAACACTTCGTAGAAGATTCGGTTCGGGATGCCGTTCGTCTCATCGCTCTCTCGGTAGCTGTCCAAGAAGGAAGAGAACAGGAACGCGCTGTCCGAGGCGCGGGCCGGACGGATAACGAAGGTTGGATTCAATACCACTCCAGTTGGTCGATAGCGTCGCCCTGGCGCATGACGAAGATCGTCTTGCCAGAGGTGCCAAGATGGATGGTGATGTCCCCGCTCACAGCCGGGACGATCACGACGTTTCGCCCGCCGTGCTTCTCCATCCGAGCATCCTTACAGTGACGATAGGCGACGTTGCAGAAACCGAACGGCGCTACCAGGTATAGCTCCCGCAGATCCCATCCGCGGATCAGGCCGATCGCTTCGATGTTCGCGATCACATTGTCGACAGACCTGCCTTCCGTATGGTGCAGATAGAACAACTCACATTGCTGGCATGGTTCCTTAACGCTGACTGCGTGTTCGCAAGTGTTCATCCGATCTCCGTCTCTACCTTCCGCGCCTTCACCAGTTGTTCTTCGTAGTGGGCGCGCCCATCGCGGACGCCCTTGGCCGCGCACTCCAGGATCTTCGCAATGAACAGGTCGACGCAGCCGTCCATGGTCGGCGCCTGGAGCTGCCAGTTGGCGCGCGAAGGCTGCATCTCCCAGCCGTTGACGGTCGTCTTCCAGTTCACCGTTGCGTGCGGTTTGCGGTCCCAGTCGTGCTGGAATAACACCTCGAATGCGGCGAGCGCTCGTGTCAGCCGTTGCTCATTCATGCCGGCTTCTCCTCGCCCTTCGTCCGGTTGATCTCGGCCACGACGGCGGCGTGCAGCTCGGGCAGCTTGCGCATCTGGCTGACCACGACGCGCGTGAGTTGCTCGGTCGGGATGCCGGACAGGTCCTCGGCCTTCGTCGCCTCGATGATGTGGCGCTTGGCCTGGGCGCAGGTCTCGACAGCGCGGGCTACCAGCGACGTCCGCTTGCACTCGTCGGGCGTCAGGCTGCCCTTTCTGGCTGCTAGGCGGCGCAGGCGGACCACCTCGTAGGCCAGCGTCTCGAACAGCTTCTTGATGATCGTCTCGGCGTCCATGCTCTGGATCGTCGTGTCCGCGATGCGTGGCAAATTCCGCGGTCGTCCCCCCTTGTTAATCGGGGGCTTAGGCCGTTCCGGCGGTGCGTTTGGTTCGTCTCCCATTGGTGTTTCCTCGGCTTTCAGGTGGCGATCAGGGCGATCGCGGCGTTGAGCAGGCGAATGGCCTGCGTTCGGGACTGGTGCAGCATGCCGGGACCAGACTTCAGCAGCTCGGCGGCGGCCAGGGCGAAGTCCCGGGCGGCCCCCGTCGGGTTCAGGACCGCCGGAACGGCCAGCGGATTCTGATGGGCCGGCGCTCCGGTCAATGCCGCGACGAAATTGCCCAGCGGCGATTCGGCCGGTTCCGGTCGCGTCCCGTCGTCCGCGGGTGCTGGTTCAGGCGGTCTCTTTCCCATGTCGTGTCTCCCTTGCGATGCGTTGGTGGATCTTGGCGAGAAGGCGGTAGACCCGGCCTTGGCCTACATGGAGCTGGGCCATCACCTTCCGGATCGGCGTGCCGCTTGAGAGCAGGAACAGGATCTTTCTGTCCTTGGCCTTGGACCGGTTCATGGGGGTGATCCGGCCGAAAGAGGTGTAGTAGCGGCGGCGCCTGTTAGGGCCATGGCGTAGGGGGGGATCGCGCCAGGATTCGATCGCCAGGCGTCGGTAGTAGTCGCCCTTCGTGATCTCGGCTGGGGTGGGTTCGTAGAGCTGGGTGCCGGGGAAGTGCGGGCCCCGCAGGGATCCGTCCTCGTTCTCGATGTCCTGGAATCCGGCAAGCTGGAGGCGTAGACGCCAGGCTTGCCGGAGCAGGATCAAGGCGACGGGACCGGGGCGGGTCACGAGATCACCTTGGGGAAGCAGTCGGCGCAGTAGCGACCACGGGAGAAGCTGGGCCTGCCGCATGTGGTGCACGGGTTGTGGTTGGTGTTGGCTGGCGGGGCGGACATGTCCCGGCTGCCGCGCTCGGCGTACCAGTTATCGAGGCTTCGCTGGGCGGTCGCCTGCGCCATCCGTTCTTCACGGCGGACGCCCATCACATCACGCCCCACGTCTTGTGTGCCTGTGTCGAGAGTGCCCAACGTCCCTGGTAGTTATCCCAGGATTGCAGCATCGCGATTACGTCAGCGATGTTCGTGTGCCCGTCCGGCATCATCATCGGTTGCAGGTAACGGTGAAAGAACGCCGTGTTCTCGTCGCGCGCCTGGATCTGTCCCCAGTCCATTCCGGGTGTCACGACGATCTTCAGCGCGTGTCCGATGCGCTGGTGGAAGACGGCGGTCTTCGGTGACACCGTGATCCACTCGATCGGGATTCCTGGCAGTTCGCGAATGCCACTCGTTTCGATGTGGACGCGGAACTTCGCTTCGGTAAGCGCGTCGATGACCGGGATCAGATCGTGATCGCTCGGTTCGCCGCCGGTCAGGCAGACTATCCCGGCTGGGCATTCTTTTCGGACGCAGTGAACAATCTCTGCCGCTGTCAGTGTCTGCGTCGCCTTCCAGGGCGCTTCGTCGCAGACCGATCGGATCCCGCACTCCATTACCGAACAGCCAGCGAAGCGGACGAACGTTGTGGGATAGCCGACGAAATGCCCTTCACCTTGTAGGCTGCGGAAGATGGAGGTGATCGGGTACTTCACGATGCGCGCCTGCCTGTCTCGCGAACGTACTTCATCAACACGCCCCACTGCCCACCCTGCTTGTTGTTGTGCTTCGTGAACCAGCCGCTCCCGTCGACCGAAACAGCTCCAGCGTGATGGGCTGCCAATAGCCGCTCCGATCCATTGACGCGCCCGACGTGAACGCGCCCTGGGAAGGCGGCGCACCACGGTCTAATCGCCGCATCCTTCCAGTCGTCGCCGCCTCCTAGAAAAACCGTGTGCGCCTCAGCGGGAACGTCAGCGAAGGTCATGCCGTCCTGTGCGGCGAACGCTGGTCGGAATCCATAGCGCGCGACCTCCGGGTAGAATTCCTTCCACCGATCCAGTGTGCGTTCCGCGCTGTACGGCCAATCGGGAACCAACACCCAGAGCGGTTCCACGCCCGACAGGCACGCCCATCGCAACATCTCGCGCCATTCCGCGACGTCGAAGTCTTCCCCCTTCGGGAAGCACTTGTTATCCAGTGCGTATGGCTGCCAGTCGTAAATCTTCGCGCGCCCTTTTCCGGGTGAATAGAGGTGGCCCAGGCTGCCGGGATACATCACCATCAGCGCGCCGACTTCGTGGCCCGTTACGTTGGCGATCATCACCATCACGTCGCGATCTTCTTCCTCGCCCGCACCTCGGCGATCCACGCTTCGGCGTCTGCGATCCGTTCTGCCTTCGCCTTGCGTTCGATTGCGGCCAGCTTCTCCACCCGGGCGAACATCCGTTCTTTGTCTTCGGGGGATGGATCGTCGAAGCGGGGAGGCGGGCCGGGTTGGCGCTTGCGGCTCATCGGTCCCACCTCCAGCAGTCGAAGCCAGGCGCGACCCACGGGCCGTAGCAGGCCAGCATCAGATCTTTCGGGTACGGGTTGACGCCATCGAAGCTGAGACGAGGGCGGATCGCCAGCACCAGGGCCTTGTGGTGGACGTGGTCGGCGAACCAGTTGGAACCGACTGCTGCCGGGACCAGCATGACAACACGGGCGCCGTTGCTGCCTTCCGCTGCCGCCATCTCAGCCCAGGGCGCGATGTCCTCAAACGGCGGGTTCAGCCAGAGCACGCCCGGGTAATTCGACCAGCGCACCTTGAAGGCGTCCGGCTTCGTGCTGCCGGGCCCCAGCCAGTCGGGACATACATGGTTGTCCTGGTGCGCGGCCAGGTCGAGACGGATCGGCCCGAACCGCCGTTCCACTGCATCCAGGAACGGGCGCGGCGTGGCGTAGTCCTGCTTCGATCGGCCCGGCTTCTGTGCGGGCATCGTCGCGACGCTCATCGTCCGCCCGCCTCCAGATCGGCGATCAGCTTCTCGACGTTCTGCCGCGCGTTGAGCGACATGCAACCCTTGACCTGTTCGATCTCGTACCAGGCACGAACGGCCGGCGCTGATTCCCGCCATAATTGCCGCTGGCGGGCTTGCGCTTCGCGTTCGACTTCGACCGCTTTCTGCCGCCACTGCTCGGCAACGCGCTCCATCTGCCTAGCTGACATTCTCCTGATCATGGATTCACTAGCGCGATCACGGCGCCCACGGTCGACAGGACGATTAGCAGCACCAGGCGGCGCTCGAACCAGCTCGGGCCGTCAGAGCGGTAGCCCTGAACATGCCGCAGGATCTGAATCAGATTCATGATGCCCCCATGCAAACGTGCGGTTCGAGTAGCTGACACCGGCCGCACCGCGCCGTCGTTGCCGTAAGGCTTCCGCGTTGCATTCGTCTCCGGTTCGCGCCGCGCGCCCGGCAGTCGCCACAGTTGCGGTAGGCGAGATCTGGCAATGACCCGCCACAGGTCGTGCAGAGATTTCTGGCCCGCCTGTCAGCGTCTCGCTTGACAAATCCGTGGCGGCAGCGCGGACAGGTCGCGAATCCCTCTGAACGCCTGCTCATGCACCGGACACAGATACCGGCGGCGCGCAGGGTCGGCTCCCGCTTTTGCCAGCGGCTCAATGGATCTTCTCCGATTCGAAGTCCTCTTCGTCGCCGTCGCCGAGATCGCGATCCGCCACACCGGGAAGCAGCTTCTGTTGTGAGTTGCCGAGATGGCGCGCGAGCCGATCCACTTCGGCCTGTTTTTCCGCCGTCAGACCATTGCGAATGTTCTCGCAGTCGTGTCCACCGCTGGCATCTAGATCCCGCCAGTTGTACGGTTCCTCGCCGTACCGCCGCCCAACCTCGTCAATCGCCACTCCGATGCCGCACGTCATGCAGCCGAGTGCTTGGCCGAGGCGCCAACAGATCATCCCGATCTCGCGTCCGGCTTGCCAGCTCTCCTTCGTCCCGCGTTTGATCATCCGTACATCGCCTTCTGGATCGCCCGCAGTTCATTGATCTTCGCGTCTGTCGCTTCGACCGATCTGACATCTACCTGCCTGACCGGTGTCTTCCGGTGCAATTCTTCCCGCAGCTCAGTCCATTGCGAACACCAGGCGCCGAAGGCGAATGACCCGCTCCTGACAATCTCTGCCGACTTGTCTCCGGCCTTCCCCGCCTTTGCACGTTCAAACAGCAGCGCAATCGTCGGCTCGACGTCTGCCCGAGCGCCCGTACGGTTAATCAAATCGGCCATGTCGGCAGCAGTACCTCCGGCCACCCGAACGCTGTGCCATTCGATCCCGCCGACCTGCTTCGCCCTGATGGCCGAAAACGCCTGGCAGAGTAAGTGCCCGGTCAGCTTCCTCTTGGCCCCCTCAGATCTGTCTCTCTCTGCTTCTGCTTCTGCTTCTGCTTCTGCCTGCGTAACGTTCGCCGTTGTTACGGCGTGACTGGCCGTAACAGGCGTAACTGGCTGTTGCTTGCAACGAAAGCGGCGCATCCGCTCTGCCGCCGTCTCGTCCCGTTCTCGGAATTTGAAGTAATTCAGGATGATAAAACCGCCATCGATCCGAACCATCCGCCGACCGTCGTGCTCCTTTGATTTGCTCTCGAAGTCGGGCGACGCCAGCACTTCTAGGGCAGCCATCCCTTTCTTACGGGCGATCTGGGTGCGGTGGATGATCCCCGTCGATGCCGCCCGGACGAACCCGTACCAACCAGGCGGGACGATGAATTCGTCCAGATGAAGGCTGGCGATCTTGATCGTCGGCGTCCGTACCTTCAGCTCGCGCGGATCGGCCATGAGCAGCGACGTGATGAAAACGTCGCGCACGTCACGGTCCATCCAGACGGTGGAATCCAAGATCGCGCGGTGAAGTTTCACGAACGCCATCTTCAGGCCACCTTCTTCCCAATCTGGCCCCAGGCCGCCGCTTCAATTTCGGCAAGCTGCTGGCGCAGGTCTTCGTCTGCCTTCACCTCTTCGTTGAAGCGCGCCGTCAAGCGCAGCACCGTGGCGTGGTGACGTCCGCCGAAGGCTTCCCCGAGGGCGGGATAGGACATCCCGAACCGGTAGTGAAGCAGCCACCAGCAGATCGCCCGGGGGCGCCCGAGCTGGAAGGCCCCGGGGCCACCCTGCCTGCCCACCAGCGCCTCGCGCGTCGTGTTGTGCATGGCAGCGACGAGATCGACGATGGGCAACGCAGTCAGCGACAGCCCGTCTTTCCGTCGGCGGTCGGCTTCGACGATCACCAGGCGCAGCGCCTTAGACAGTTCCATGGTGCGCCGCGCCTCGGAGAACAGCCGCACCAGCTCGACGTCGGACATGAGCGCGTCGGCCTTCATGCCGCCACCGCCGCGTAGCGAGCCCGGATACCGGCGATCTGGGTGAGCGACCAGGCCCAGCGCTCCATCTTCGACCAGCCCTTGAACACGCCCGAGATGGGGTTGTGCCAGTGGGCGTGATGCCGCATGCACAGCGGGATGGCGTCTGCGTCGGTGCCGCCCTGCGACAGATGAATCGCGTGGTGGGCGTGTGTCCCGCCCCAGCAGGTGTTCGCGATCAGGCACGGCAGGGTCCGAACCCAGGCCAGGTAGCGCGGCTCCGACCCGGCCTTCAGCAGCCGGCGGGGCGCACGGCGCCGCATCCGGGCTTTACGCCGCAGCGGCTGCCGCTTCTTCTCGGCGCGCGTGGGCTTCGGATACGCCAGCGTCAAGAAACGCCCCGCTGCGCGCGCCCTGCGCGTTTCACCGATCCAGTTGGGATGGATCCAGTACCAGCCAGTTCCACTGCCTACCTCCGTGTCAGACGTCGGGCCTAGAAGCCGGCCACGCACCCGCCGAAAAGCACTTTGCCGGCACTGTTCGTGCTGGGTGCGGGGGCCGCTTCGGGGTTCGACGTTCCATGTGCCGGCTGGATGGTTGTGCACCGACGCAGGTTGAGCTGTCAAGAATCTTTCGCCAGTTTCTTGTGCCCAGCCTTCCGTTTTGCTCGCTGGGGTGGCCGGCGACCGGCAGCGGCCACCATCCGCTCGGCAACATGTCTGGCGCTCTCCGTCCGTTCCCGATGTAGGTACTTCTCGGTCGTGGCCAGGCGGGAATGGCCGAGGGCGTCTTTGATGGCGCCAGGCCGGGCTCCGGCTTCGTCGGCTTCGGACGCCCCGGCATGGCGCAGGTGATGGACGACGATCCGCCGATCGCCTGGCGCACAGCGCGCGTCGATCCCGGACGCCTTACAGGCCCGACGGAAGAACCGGCGGAAGAACGTCTCCCCGATCAGGATTCCCGTGTCGTTACTGGCGAATACGTAATTTGTCCCGGGGGTCGGTTGAACGGCTTCGATCGCCGCCAGCGTCCTGGGCGTCAGCACCACCGTCCGCGCCTTCCGGTTCTTCGTCGTGGTCCAGGACAGCGTGTAGATCCCGTCCTTCCCAATCAGGTCCCGCCGCAGGTGTCGGGCCTCATTGAACCGGAGCATGCTGTCGAAGCAGCAGAGCACGAAGGCGCGCAGCAGCGCCGCCCGTCTCCCGTCGTCCTTCCCGCGCCGCTCGTCCTTCAGTGCCGCGCAGGCTCGCAGCAGCCGGTCGACGTCATCCGAGCGTAGCCGAGTCTCTCGTTCGCATACCGTCCTGACGTTCCTGGCCGGCGCCAGGGGATTGAACAGGATCATCCCGTTCGCAACCGCCCAGTTGAGCATCTCCTTGGCCCTGGTCAGCTCGATGTTCAGCGTGTACTCGTGCGGCATCGCCCCGCGCCGATCTGGTTCCAGCCGGCGGATCGCCCGGTGTTGTTCCCAGCGCACTGGGTTCAACTCAGGCGCGGGCAGCTCGCCGTATCGTCGCAGCAGCGGCGTCACCCGCTGCCAGACGTGATCCCAGGATCGCTCGTGCCGGCGGGCTTCTGAATACAGCCAGTAGACACAGTTGATGCTTGGCGCCGTCGGTGACGTCTCCGACGCGAGCCTCGACAGCAGCCGGCCCTGACTGGCAACCGTTCGCCGCAGCTCTTTGTTCTCGTCGTACGACTCATCTAGCGACTGGCGAAGTTGTACGATCTGCGCCGCAGCGGATTCGTACGCAGCCGTGACGCTGGCCAGCGACGTCAGCACAAGCGCACCTGCGATCCTTCGGACTCTGGGGGGCACGGACCCATGGGAAACTACTAGGAAGTCCGAAGACCCCGGAAGGGGCAAACGGGGGTGACAGTTTGTTCAGCGTAACTTATAAGGATCCGCTGTAACGAAACCGTCTCCATGCTCCACGGCCCCCTTGCCGTTTAGCGGTGCGGTTTGCGTGCGTCAGAACTTTGACGCCGCGATCGTTTCGAAACTACAACTTGCTTGGCGGTCAACGCCTCCGGCGCTGGCGTTTTGCCGGCGGCGTAATCTCTCCCCACTCGTTGGCTGGCATGTCGGAGAAGCGTTCGAAGATCTGGCCGGTGTCGGTGACGACGATCAGGTGCGAGACGGCTGGGCCGGTTCGCTTGCCACGAATGGACCGTCTGCCGTCGTAGGCGATCGAAGCGCTGACGGGTTTCACGGCGTCTCTACCTCAGCGTCGGCATCGTCGTCGGGCCAGTCGTTCTGTGACCACGACTCGCAATCGCAGTCCCAGCAGCCGTGAGGCTCGTCGTCGTGATGGCCAGCTGGGTGGCCGCAAGTGCAGACGCCTTGTTCGCATGCTTCTTTGGCGGGGATTCTGGTCGTCACGTCTCTACCTCAGCGTCGAGGCGGCGAAGTACGACTAGTTGGGCTCGCGCCTCCCTGGCTTCTTCGACATACTGACAAGTTGCGACGGTGTCCCTCGCCCGCTTCTCTTCTTCGTCGAGGCGCCGCGCCAGCTCATTTAGCCAATGCACGTTCTCTAGAACGCCATCGTGCGGCATCCCCATTACCTCGCCATATTCGGCCGCTCGTTGCTGTTCGGCGGATATTTTCCTGAGCCTCTCCCGCATCGTCACGGCGTCCATCCTCGCTTGATAACTTCCCAATCGTCGGCGGTTAGATCGTCGGTGAAGAATGCCGCCGCCTGTCCATAGTGATCGACGAGGAGTTGCGGTTTCTTACTGCTCCCGACGATAAACGTCCGCTTGCTGTCTTCCCGTTGCAGCGTGTCGCCTGGCTTGGCGATCGTGCAGGCGTGGACGATTGTCATGGCGCTCCTTTAGTCTTACCAGTACCGCCGCAGGTGGGGCAGTTGACCGATGGTCCGAATGTCGTCGATGGACTCGGGCGAACGTAGCGGCCAGTGCCGGCACACGTCCCACACGTCGTCTCCCCCACTCTGCTGGGGGCACTGAGGGCTGTGTTTTGCTCGGTTTGAATGTCGTGCCAAGGATGGGGTGCGTAGTTGAGCCTTTGCTTGCAACGCTCGTCGGTGCAGGTCGTCGGGCTAACCGGGGAAGGTAGGGTGAGGCTGGTGAGGGCGCGGTCGAGGATTTCGTAGGCGTCGCCGGGGCCAAGTTGGCCGCGAGCCTTGTCCATCAACTTCATGGCAACCTTCAGCCGCGCCTCCGCTTCATTGGCCCGCATCGTCGCCGCCACCTTCCCCTCGGCGAGCCTCGTCTGCTCCCGTTCCGACTGTAGAGCGCGATCCGTGGCTGCGGCGAGCTGCTGGCGAAGGTCGGTGACTTCTTCGAATTGCATCTTGTTCATCGTGCGCAGCTCGTGAATCGCTGCCCACAGTTGCTCCGGGTCGTTCGTCGGGTGACCGCTCTCGTCACTCATGGCTCTCGGCTTTCTTGGGGGTGGGATGGGATTCGCAAAGGCCCCAGCGGATGCAGCCGGGCGGTTCAGTGTCCAGCAGCAGGAATTGCTTGCCGCCTCGGGCCGTGCGGCTCCATTCGACAACTTCGTCGATGGGATGCGGCATCCCTTCGCGCGTTGTCTTGCCGTGGAAGTAGGTACGCGGCAGCGGCGCGGGATGCTCGTCCGTCGGAGCCATGGGAGGCAATGAGAGTTCGAGTTCGCGTATCGCGTCGATGCGTTCGGGCGATAGCTCGGCCACAAGCTTGATCTCGGCCTTCCGAGCGAAGATACAGGGCCAGCAGCCGACACGGGTTGCGCCGCGAAGATAGAGCGGATTCGGCGCCAGCCCGTGACGGCGGTGGATGTCGATCACATCCTGCTCGGTCCAGGCCAGCAGCGGTCGCCAGACATAGCAGTCGAAGGCGTCCGACCATTCCCACTCTGTCAGCTTGGCGCGGGCCTCCGATTCGGCGGCACGGATTCCGACGGCGTTGACGACTTCGCCGTATTGATCCTGACGCTGGCGCACGTACTCGGCCAGTGGCATCACCTTGAGTTCCTCGGTGCAGAACCGGATCAACCGAGAGGGGAACAATTTCTTGCGCTGGATCAGCGGCACCATTCCGCCGTCGCGGCCTTTCACCTCGGCAATCGGTCCAAGCTTTGCCGTCAGCGGGCCGCGCAGATATTCATAGGTCGCCGAATGCTCCCAGCCCGTGTCAGCAAAGACCCGATCGTGCTCGATGCCCTGCTCTGTCAGCCAGAGCGAAAGAGCGGCCGAATCCTTGCCGCCTGAAATGCTGGCGACAACCCGACGTCCAGCTAGCCGTACCTCGTCGCTCACCCTACCGTCTCCTCTCTGGGCCTGACTCGGTTACAGCATTCCTCGGAACAGCAAAGCCCAGGGCCGCGCCCCGGGCCCCATGGATTCCAAAAGGCGTGTGTCCAGAAGAAGCGGCGACAGGTCCAGCAACGAGACACGCCATTCCAGTGCCACCAGTCGCGCAACATCTTACCGAGGCCCATGCTACGGCTCCCCCGTCGGATCTACTTGGGGTGGGGCGAGGAAGGCGCGGCGACGGTGCTCCCAGCATTGGCCCCAGCTTTTGTGCCAGAGGCAAAGAGACGGGAACTTACCAGCGTCGGCGCAGTTACCCGACGACTTCCCGGGCGTGTGAGCATCCAGCAGCTTCTCGGCCTCCACGATACGGGCAGTGAGAGCGGCGCGGTCGGCGGCATGCTGGGCGTCGCGAGCTTCGATGGCGGCGGTTAGGCGATCACACTCGACACGATGCGGAGCTGTCGAGCGTGGGAACGACGCTGGGCACCCCAAATGGTCGCAGGCCACCCACCGTGCCCCAGGTAGAGCCCGGGGCTCATTTGCGGCAGACCTCGCCGGGGGAGTCGCGGTAGCTTCGCGGTAGGCGCGGCGAGCGTCGTATAGTTCACCCTGCGTCAAGCGTTGACAGCGGCGTACGAAGTCGGCCAGCCCTTCCGGTGTGATGGCAGATAGGTCGACGCCAGCCATCTCCCGCAGTAGTAGGTCAGCTTTATCCAGCGCCTCCACCAGCCCCCTCACCGCTTCCCCGCTCTCTTTGTGGGCTGGGATTTTGTCCCTTCGTTGAGCGTTGCCCGAGTTGTCGCCGCCGTTCCCATCGGACCTCGGCATCTCTTTGTGTTCGCTCACGGCTCCCTACCTTCCACGTTCTCTCGGACATCGGCGTCACGTTGGGCCGCGCAGGCTTGGCAAAGCGGAACGTCGTCGATGTCTTCGAAGTCCCGCGTCGTCGAAGCGTCTTCGTGGCAGCGATAGGTCCATGGATAGCCTGAACACGTCGGTGCCGGTTCCGGCGGTGGTTCGTACCAGATCGGAGGTGGCGAGTCGCTGCTCACGGCTTCACGCTCCTAGTGAAGTACGCCGTCCGTTGCTTGATCGGCTCGCTCACCCCCATGGTGCGCTCCGCTGGCTTCTCCATGCTCATCGCTCCCTTCCTGATTCTGGTGTGATCCGGTCTGATGCCGTGACCGCCACGGCTAGCGCGCTCCAGCAGTCACCAGAAACGCCAAACGTGGCCCCTGGGTTCTTCTTCGTTCCAGGTGCGCCTAGCCGATCGATCAGGGCCTGACGGATGTTCGGATCCTTGGCGCGCATCGACTGACAAAGGTGCATCTTGACGTCCTTGCGGAAGATCCGATGCACGGGGATCGCCCGCCAGAAGGCGCGTTCGTAGAACCGGCCGATCCAGAAGACCGTCTCGAACACCTCGGCCCCGACCGCCATCCCGAAGGACTGCACCATCTCGATCGCCACGGCGTCGACCTTGATCTCGTTCAGCATCGTCCAGGTGACTTGGTTGGACGCCTTGGCCTTGGCGATGACCTTGCCGGCCTCGTAGACCACCCAGGCCGACTGTTCGGGACCGGGATCGATGGCGAGCCAGGTCATCGCTTCGCCTTCCTGAATTCGGCGTGCTTCGGGCAGGTCGCGAAGTGGGAGATGTACTGCGGCGTCGAGAACCCAACTTCAGCCATCGCCGCCTGGATCCCGACCGTCCCACCGAAGTCAACCAGGATGATGTTGCCGTCGATGTTCGGCTCCGGATCGATCGGCATCGCCTTGCCGGTCTTCGCCATCTTGACCCAGTTGATCTTGGCGCCGCAGCCCTTGCAGGTTCCTTCGTCCATCACGCCGCCTTTCCGGCTGCCGCCCGCGCCCTGCGGCGCAGAAAAACGATTATCGTGATGCAGTGATAGCTGCTATCGGACGACTGCAACACGGCGGTGTCGACCACCTCCAGCTCCTTGCCGTGCGTCGACAGCCACGCCGAGACCTTCTCGCCCAGGGCATCCCGGTCCATGAACTTCGTCGCCGAGAAGACCTGCACCGATTCGTAGCCGGCGATGGCCATCAGCGAACCTTCCCGGCCCTGCGCTTGACGTCGCGCACCTGGGCGCCGTGGATGTCTTCGACCAGTTCACGGGTGTCCCGCTGGATGTCCAGACCGTCAACGACGATGAACACGTTCCGACGTGGGATTGCGTCTTCGCACAGACCCGGGGTCCTGCCCCGGAAGCACGACGGGGCCGGGGTGACTTCGAACGCCCGCCACGCCGTCAGGCCCCCGGCGGTACCGGCCGACAACAGGACGTGCCGGTGCCGCTGGCCGCAGCGAGCGCACGGCTTGACGACTACGATCATCCCCGTGCGCAGCTCGCCCCAGTCCGTTACCAGCCTCAGCTTCTCTTCGGGCGGCATCACCCCGCCTTCCTGATCCGGTCCTTCATCCCGAGACGCCCCAAGGCGTCCTCGATGCGCTCCCGTACGAGCTGACGCACGGACAGCCCGTGCAGGTATGCCAGCGCCGTCCTGGGGTCGCAGCTTGCCTTGGCCGCGATGGCGGCCAGCTCCTCCCTGGTGACTCCGTTCTTCATTTGATGTTTTTCCTTCGTGCTCGCGGTCATCGCCCGCCCCATTCCGGGGCCGGCAGGGTCGGACGTCCAAGGCCCATCCCGCCGATCCGGCCGGCGAAGATGCTTTTGACGTGCCCGTACGCCGCCGACCTGTCCCGCTCGGCAAAGCGCCGCCCGATCAGCCACTCCACGTAGCGCCCGTTGGCCGACAGCGCCAGCAAGCACTGGCGGAATTGATCGGGGGTCAGCGTCGCGATTGCCAACCCGCCGCGCTTCCGCTCGACGTTCTCCCGCAAGACGAGCTTGCGCCACATCCAGAACACCAGCCCGAGGTTGAGTGCCGACCACAGGCGGTAGTTCTCCGGGGCGTTGCCCCACGCTTCGTGACACACCTTCATGACGTGGCAGAAGCGGCGGGCCTCGTCCTCGGTCAGCGTCTTGGCAGCGTCGATCCCGGTCGGACCAGGGTCGGGAACTTCCCCCGCGCTGCCGAACCAGGCCCGAAGCGACGTCGACATGGCCACGACGACCTTGCTGTTGGCGTTCTGGCGGACGTTGCTGTAGCCGACGAAGGGGCAGGCTTTGCGGATGTACGCCAGCCACTCGTTGGTCGGCTCCAGCCCGCGCATGAAGTCGTCGGGCCGCATCCGGACCAGGGAGCTGTTGAGGGTGACGAATTCATCCGCCATGTCCGCCATGGTGTCGAAGTGGCAGATCCGGACGTTGGCCAGCCCTTCGCCCAGGCCCGACTGTCGGAAGGCTTCGATCCGGTGCTGGCCGTCCACCAGGAAGGTTGCGCCCCCGAGTTTGCCCAGGGTGATGATCCCGGGGACGATCCCGCCGTCGACCTTGAGCTGTTCGATCAGGGCCAAGACCTTCGGGGTGATCCGCTTCTCCCGCTGGAACGGCGGCAACTCCCAGCGGTCGATCCCGTCCGGGGTCAGCAAGACCGTGTCCATGATGGATCGGTCGGTGCGCGGCGTGTTCTTCGGGGCTTCTTTGATTCCAGGCAGCTTGATCACGTTGGACGACATCATTTCTTGCCTCCCAGGTACTTCTCCAGCTCGGGGAACGCGCCGACGACGTCAGCGCGTGACTGTTTGCCGGCGAGCCAGCCGAACAGCAGCGCCCACCTCGACATGCCGTCTTCGGCGTCGGGCGCCAGCATGCGCTCGGCGATCCCGGACAGCTTCGCGCGGGTGGGGGCCTGGCTCGCCTTGCCTCGGACCTTCTTCGGCTTGTCGGCGTCGACCGACAGCCAGCGCTTGATGCTGGCCACGCTGACGCCGAAGTCTTCGGCGATCTCCTCCGGCGAGAACCCAGCCTTCGCCTGGCGCTTCGCCTTCTTGATCTTGCGCGCCAGGCTGTCGTCGTGGCGCAGCTCGTTGGCTGCGATCTCGGCCCGGGGCGCGGCGTTCTCTTCCCCTCGGAAGACCGTCACCAGCACCTTGACGCCCTTCCCGGCCTCGGCGATCACCCGCTTGCCGAGATCGGTTCCTTCCAGCCTTGCGATCGCCTTCTTGACCGACGTCAGCTCTCCGTCGTAGGCCCGTCGTCCTGCCAGGTGGTTGATCACCAGGGCTCGCTTGACCCGCTGGCGCCCGTCGACCACCTCCAGGCCCTTGCCGTTGGCGCGCACCAGGACGGGCTGGAGCTGTCCCAGGGTGGCTTGATTCAGGATCCCTTCGTCGGTCAGGTCGTCGTTGAGTCGTTCGTCCGGAAGGCCATCCAGCACTAGTTCGTGCGCCTCCCAGCTTGGGCTTCCCTTCTTCGTAATACTCTCGATCTCGCTCATGTCGTTGTCTCCCTTTCGATTGATTGCGCGTCGGGCGTAATCAACGTCGGCGCGTATTGAGTAATCACCGACGCCAGCTCGACGACGGCGCGTTCGACATCTTTCCCGAGATCGGGGTAGCTGTAGAACGCCATGCGGTGGTAGTCGGTGATCAGGACATCGTCGCTTCGCTGGCTGTACCGCCCAAGGAACACGTCGTAGATGAACTTCTGTGCCCCGAACACGTCGAGGTAGGCCCGCCACTGCAAGCTGTCCAGGTAGTTCTCGGCGTCCCAGCGCTCGGTCAGCTTCTGATCGATCACCGTCCGCCCGTCCAGCCCGTCGCACTTGCACACCAGCGTGACAGGACCGTACGGGGTGGCGTAGACCTTCTCGGCCTTGATCTCCCGCAGCGGGGCGCGCTCCAGGGTGAAGTCGATGTCGCTGAAGTCGAACAGCCAGCCTTCGCTGCGCGGCAGCGACAGCACACCGTCGGCGGCTGACTCCATCAGGTTCGCGAACGCCCGCCCCGCCGACATCTGGCGGGTGGGCGGCGCGGTGTGCATGAGCCGTTCGATCAGGTCGGACAGCGGGGCGTCGCTGTCCTTCCAGTAGCGATACGACTCCAGGTCGCTGGCGCTGATCCGGATCACCATCCCACCTGATGATCCGGAGACGTCTGGGGGCGGCGCTTCGCCGCGCGCAGCATCTTCCTGTCTCGCGGCTTGAATACGCCCCGATTGCGGACGATGTTCTGCATGATCAGCCGCAGCCGATCGCGGTCGTACCGGACCCGGCCCAGCGTCAGGTTGGCGACGTCGTATCCGGAATTCTCGAAGGCGTTTTCCATCAGGGCTAGCTGTTCCTTGGAAAACAGGCCCAACTCGACGAGGTATTCACGTTCGTTGGCCAGGAAGACGTCGTTGCCGTCCATGGTTTTTGACACGTCTACGTCGTTCCACCTGCGGTGCGGCGCCCCGAAGATGTCCAGACGACGATCGAACCGAACCTTGATCTGATCGGCGCGGCACACGCCCGCCATGAACAGAGACCCGATCGCGCAGGCGTCGCAGCTCGGGATCTTCGCGATCAGATCCGAGAAATCATCACCCGCCTTTGCGTTGCTCGTCACTCCGCGCGTCGGGGCGAAGTAAGTGCCAGCGGTGGCCTTGATCCGCTTCGTCGCCAGCATCTCTAGGACATCCCTGGCCACCGTGATCCGCTTCTGCGTCAGCGACATCTTCGCGAATGCCGCGTTCCGCTTCGTGCGATCCGCGATGAACTTCTCGATCTCTTTCTTTGTGAGCCTCGCCATCGTGTCGTCTCCCTTCGTTGTGATTCAGCCGTTCGATCCTGGTTCCATGTCCGTCCCCGTCGGCAGCAGCTCCGACTGTGTCTCGGCCTTCTTGCCCCGGGTCTTCTTTGCTGCCGGCGCTTCCGTCGTGTCGTTGGCCGGCGCTGCCGTAGCGGACGGTGCATCGTTTGCTGGCGCAGGCCCGACGAACGCCCCCTTCGCCGCGTCGAAGGTTGTCCCGGCATCCTTGGCCACCTTCAGCAACAGACGTTTGCCGTTGTCCCTGATCCGTTCGTCCAGCTCCTTGCCCTGGGCGATCAGTGCCGTGAATTCCTCGGCGGTCTTCGCTGCATCGACCTTCGCTTTCCAGGCTTCGAGAAGCCCCGCCACCGCCGTCTGCTCGGCGTTCATGGCGTTGATTGCCGCCTTGGCCTTCTCGATGATGTCGCCCAGGAAGTGGGGCTCCTTGACGTAGAACGGATCGCTCGGCAGCTCGATCGGGTCGAACATCCCCGGGTTCTTGCCGAAGGCGACGTCAGTCGGGCTGAAGTTGAGAACGCGCTTCCCGTTCTGCATGTAGATCCGGCCCATCTGGTCACACACCTTGTAGACTTCGTTCTTCGAGCCGCCCGTGATGTCGAGCCGTTCGATCACGTCGTCGCCGCTTCGCTGTTCGTCCAGGTGCGCCAGCAGGACGATGTCCAGCCCCCAGCCGAGCAGCTTGTTCAGCCAGGCGATGAATTCGGTCTTGAGGGCACCGTAGCCCTGGAGCGTCAGCCCGCCCGATCGCGTCCGGTTCTTCGGATCGTTGCTGGCCACGACCGTCGTCAGCTTGTCGAGCGCCCGCCCCACCGTGTCGATGACGACGGTCTGGTAGCCGGCGAAGTCGCCCTGGTCCATCTTCTCGATCTCGGACCAGCTTTCGATCAGGACGGCATCCCCCCGGTTCTTGGCCCGGTAGGCGGCGTTGTCGAAGTCGAGCAGCAACGGCTTGTACGCCGTGAACGCCAGCGACGTGCGCCCCACGCCCGGCTGGGCATAGAGGCACGTCTTGATCGTCTTCATCTGGATCGGTTCGTGGGCTTTCGTGATTCGCAGGGCCATGGCTACAGGCTCCGATTGAGTTGAAACACGCCACGACTGGGGCGCTTGATCTTCCCCTTCGCGAGCAGGACCCCGGTGTAGTAGCTGAGCGAACCCGGCGCACAGTCGATCGCCTGCGCCAGCTCGGCATGCGTCATCCGACGCTTCCCCAACGCCGACAGGATGCGCCGTTCCCGCTCGCCTGTTGGCCGGCGGAAATAGCCCTTCTTGGGAACGCCGTTCGTCGGCGGCGCGGCGTCTTCTTTGACCGGCGTCGTTTCGGCGCGCTGGACGGCCGGCGTCAGCCCGAGCGCCACCGCAAGATCCTGGTTGAGAGTTTCGACCCGGTGCTGCGCTTCGCTGAGCGACTGCGACAGGTTCTTGATGGCGTCTCGTTCCGTCTCCAGGTCTTGCACCAATTGACTGATTGATCTGCTTCCGTTGTGTCCGTTCGTTCCGTTCTTCATGTGGTCTCCGTTTGTCGTTTGATGTTTTTCTGCACCTCGGCTTTCGCCAGGTCTCGCAATGCAGCGGCGTCAGTGTGATCACCGCGCTGTTGGATGAAAGCGATTGCGCTGTCGATCGCCTCGTCGGGTGTTCTGGCCAGCCGCGTCCCGTAGTCGGCTGTGCTGCCGTACACCGGGATCACGCTGGCGGCGTAGTAGTCGCCGTCCTTCTCCACGACCAGGCGCCAGTCGCCCGCCATGACTTCGGTCAGGACGATCGGGATCATGGCAATTCCTCGCAGGCCATTCCATCCAGCGCCAGAGATGCCCCCACGCGCAGGGCATCTTCGCTGTCGCCGTACGCGGGCGCGTCGTCATACGTGTCCAGGTTCGCTTCCGACATGTCATCGCCGTCAGGCCAGCCGCCCCACGCCCAGCGCGATGCCGGATCCAGCAGCCTCGCCATCATCTTCGGGCGCAGTAATTCACCGTCGGCCGTGTTCATCAGCCGATTCGCGTGCCTCCACCGTTGATGCGTGGTCAATTCGCCCTCACATCGTTGGCGGGCTTGGGCCAGCTCTCGCTCTTGCTGTACTGCCGGCGGCGAGCGTCCAGCGCCCCGTCCCTGTAGCCGCGCAGGTACGACATCTTGCTGACGTACCAGCCGGCGCCGAAGGTGGCCGCGAAGCAGCAGACGAGAAAGACGATCGGGTGCATCAGTCCCGCCACCGATCGTCGTCCGCCAGCTCTGCCGAACGCCGCGCATCGACGTCAATCAGTTCCTCTACAGCCATTTCGAACGCGAACGGATCGACGTGCTTTCCATCGTCGAAGTTCTCGACGAAATGACAGATCGCGACGGGGGGCGTTGAATGCCCCCGCAGCCCTGGCGCAACTTCGTAATCGATCCGGTCGGCATCGACAGCCGGGTATTCCAGGCCGGCGTCGACACAGGCCAGCGCGATCGGGCACTTTCCCATGTCGCCGCAGACGCCGCGCCGAATGTGATCGGCCGTTACGTTGATCGTGACGCGCTTCATGACGCCTTTCTCCTTGCCGCCTTCGCGGCTTTCTTGGCCCGCACCTCGGCCAAGACGATTGACCTGACGACCATCTCCGCAACCGTCGACAGCGGCAGCGTGTAGACCCGGCGGCGCCGCAACGGTCGGACATGGAACAGGTCCGCGTCCGCCGTTGCGCGCTCGACGACGACCGTCCCGTAGCTCGGACGGCTGGCCATGTCCAGACGCCCGCACACACGAAACCGGCTACCCCGCAAACGCATCATGCACTTCCTTATCCTTTGGTTGATGATCTTGGTTGCACAGTCCGTGCACAGATTTGCTGTGCGTCAGTTGGCGAGCAGGACGGACGGTTTCTCCGGGGCGGGCAACTGTTCGCACTTCTTGTTTTCGCAGTCGCCCGACGGCGGCAGCGGCCAGTGGCAGCGCGAGCAGTCCTCCCACAGCTCCCGTTCGATCGCCCCGAACAGCCCGCCGAATTGCTGTGATGCCTGATGCATCAACAGGCCGCCCAGGTGGTTGGTCTCGCTCGCTGCTTCGGCCAGGTTCACCAGCCCCCGCTGCGCCTTGTCGCGTGCGTCGTAGTATCTCTGTGTCATTCGTGGTTTCGCCATGTCTCAGTCTCCTTTCATCGCTTCCTGCGGCGTAGACGGACGCCGCCACCGTTGAACTTGGACCACCTCGTTCCAGGTGGTTTCGCTTGGGGCGTTGACGCCCGCCCAGGCCGCCAGCGCGTTCCGCTCGTCCTGAGTGCGTGACGCCAGCCAGTCCGCGATCCTGGTGATCTCTTCGGCGGTCTCCCCCGCCGGGACGGCGGCCAGGATCTTCAGAACCTTCCGGCTGCGGGCCGCTGCCTCGTAGGGGTTACGCGGCTGCACGGCTGCGCTCCCCGATGACGTTGACTCGGCGGGCCCACGCCTGGGACCACTTGACGGCGCGGCGTGCCAGCCACTTCCCCCGGTCGAAGGACCGGATCCCCTGGCCCAGTCGGTTGTAGCGCTCCCAGGCCCGGAAGGTCCCGCCGAGAAGGCGCTGTGTCGTTGTGCTGTTTTTCATGTTTGCAGGTATAGGCCCCGTTATTACCCCGTCAAGGCACTCTTTTTACCTTGTCCGGGTAAGATCGGGGTATATAACTGGCTCGCAACAAGAAAGCGAGGACACGATGAGTCACGAATTTGAGACAGGGTTTTTCGTCAAGCAGCCGGCCTGGCACGGGCTCGGCACGGTCCTGGAGGCGCCCCCGTCAGTCGACGAGGCGCTGAAGCTGGCCGGTCTGGACTGGACAGTGCGAAAGGAACAGCTCGGGCGCATGGTCACAAGCGTCCCGACGGTCGAGGGTGAAGTGGCGGTGACGTCCTTCGTCCCGGCCAATCGGTGGGCGGTCATCCGGGAGTCGGACGGCACGGAGCTGGGAACGGTGGGAAAGTCGTGGCAGGCGCTTCAGAACGACAAGGCGTTCGCCTGGTTCCAGCCGATCGTCGATGCCAAGCTGGCCACGCTGGAGGCGGCGGGGTCGCTGAAGAAGGGTGGCCGGGTCTGGGTGCTGGCCAAGGTGGTCGGTGGCACCACAGAGATCGTCCCGGGTGATCCGGTGGAGGACTACATCCTGCTTGCCCACGGCCACGACGGGCTGCTGGCGATCAGGGCGGGCCTCACCCGGACGCGCGTCGTCTGCCAGAACACGCTGCACGCTGCGATCAGCGGCAACACGCTGATCCGCATCCTGCACAGTGCGAAGGCGGAAGAGACGCTGGAGGCGGCGCGGGAGGTCATCCTGCGGGCGAACGGGGCCTTCCAGAAGTCGAACGAGATCTTTCGTCGGCTGGCTGGCGTGAAGAACGTCAGCACGAAGCAGCTCCGGGCCTTCGTGGATGCCACCTTCCCCAAGCCCATCATGCCCGACAACGGCAACGGGGGCGGGAACGGCGGCGCGTTCGGAGGGCCGGAAGAGACCACGCCGACGAAGGACGAGCCGAAGTCGCTGATCTACCCGAAGATCGAGCGGCTGTTCGAGGAAGGCGCGGGGGCCCAGATCGAGGGCGTCAAGGGAACGGCGTGGGGGGCCTACAACGCGATGACCAACTTCCTCACGCACGAGCGGGGGCAGTCGGACGAGAACCGGCTGAACAACAGCTTCTTCGGGCCGGAGGGGGCGCGTGCACTCAACGCCGCCGTCGACACCTTCCTGCCCGACGGAGAGAAGGGGGGTGACGAACCGACCGAAAGCTGAATCGCGGATCGCACCTCGGGCCCCGGGAAACCGGGGCCCGCATGGGGTCCACGAAAGGAGACACGATCATGATGGGTTCACACAATCCGGAATCACCGTTCCCGAAGAAGCTGCCCGACGGGCGGACGGTCATCGACGAGATCTGCACCTGCGGGTGCCGGCGCTCGCACCACTGGGACAGCCTGGCCTTCGGGCAAGGAAGCTGCCGCCAGGAAGACGTACCGCACTGCAACTGCCCGAAGTTCACGTTCAAGGACTTCGTCTTCCTGGGGGTGACGTGATGCCGATCTCCAAGCATGTCACCACGCACCTCGGGGCGATCCAGGCCGATGCCCATGTCCACGACGACGGCACGCACTCCCTCAGCTTCGCCAGCTACCCGCACGGCAGCAGCGGGGCCCGGTATAGCTCGCAGGGGTTCCACTTCACCAGGGAAGACTTCGTCGCCCTGCACAAGCTGATCGGCAAGGCCCTGCGCCGGTCGGCGCCGAAGGACGCACCGCAGCCAGAACCGCCCCCGGTCACTTGACCGGGTAAGGTCCGGGTATACATATTACCCGCCGATCAATCAAAGCCCCGGCCAAACAAGGCCGCCGCAGCAGGGGACCTGCGGACGAGTGGGGGCGCACCTCGGTCGGCGTTTGGAGGGCAACATGAACGACATCCAGATCAAAGACTACGGCCAGCAGGTCGATCCCGACGAAGCGAAGGCGCGGATCGAGCTGGCGGCCCAGGGACACACGGAGATCCTGACCACGGCCGAGATGCAGGCGGCCTACACCGTGATCGGCTTCGCGGCCCCGTTCGTGGTAGTGGAGCGCAAGGCGGACGGCCAGAGGGGCAGCCTGGAATTCACCCACCGCCCGCGTCTGTACTTCGGTTTTCGGGAGGACTGAACCATGGGCAAAGTCATCACCATCGAACCAGGACAGCCGGCGCAGGTCGTCGAACACCAGGGCGATTTGGTGCAGCTCGCCGACCTACACCGCTACACGGACTGCGACTGCGTTGACGCGCGCAGCCTGGGACCGATGCCGGTCAGCGGCAGGATCTGCGACGTCTGGTTCGACGACAACGGGCTGCTGAATGACGGTTCGGTCCCCAACCGCCAGATCGGCGAGAACACGATCGTGGTGGGCAAGATGGTCCTGTGCGCCCGCAATCCCGAGGGCGACAGCCTGCCGTTCACGGACGACGAGGCAGAGGCGGTGCGCGCCTTCGTGGAGAGGCGCTGGGCCAAACTGCCGCCCGACCACCCCAAGCCTGAGCCGACCTGGGAATTCATCAGCGTGCCGCGCCCGGAGAAGATCTGATGCGCCATACCCACTACACCCTGGACGCTGCCGGCCAGCCGATCCCCTGCGACGACGTGTTGGTTTGGGCCCGCTGGTTCGGCGGCAGGCACAACCGGCAGCTCCGTAGCACCTACGTCGGCGAAGGCCCCGCGAAGGTTCATGTCTCGACGGTCTTCCTCGGCCTCGATCACAACTTCGACGACAAGGGGCCGCCCGTGCTCTGGGAGACGATGATCTTCGGGGGCCCGCATGACGGCTACCAGGACCGCTACAGTTCGCGCGAAGACGCTCTGGCTGGGCACGACAAGGCCCTGGCCCTGGCGCGTACTTGACATGGGTAATGTCTTGCCCCATCCTGAACCCGTGGCCGAATTCCTGGAGATCAAGGTCAAGCCGAACGCCGACCAGAAGAAGCTGATCGAGACAGCCGCCAACGCAGTCAAGCCGTTCCCGCTCAGCATGGGGAAATGGATGCTGCTGGCGGCCCTGGAGAAGCTGGAGAGAGACGGGTTCACGGACCCGAAGAAGGTGAAACGATGACGCAACCTGCATTCAAGATCGTAATCGACGACTTCGCTGGCGTGGTCGTGACGGAGCCGACCGACCGGCGCCCGCGCGTCATGCGCCTGTCTCCTGGCATCCGCGCGAACGACAACGCCCCGCTGCCGCGCCAGCTCTGTGCCTGCCTGCACATCGACTCACTGGCCCGCGCTGGTGTCCTGGTCGCCCTGCTGAGGTGCCCGGTCCATGGTTGACGCGGGGCAGACAGTGCGCATTAATGCGCGCAGGATGATCACGCGGGTTTCACTGACTGTCGCCCTGGTGGCTGCCGGGATGCTGATCAGCGGCGTTGTCCGGCCGGTGCTGGACTGGCTGTTCGGGTTCCTGCCATGACTGCCAGCATGAAGATCGACGAGGCGATCGACAGGATCTTCCGGGCCGCTGCCGATGCGGTCAAGGCAGTGCTGCGGGAGCAGGCAAAGACGAGCGCGCGGGAAATGCTCGATCGTCTCGCGGCGAACGTTGCGCAACTGACCGACGCGACACCAGCGCCCAGGAAGCAGGGCCGGCGCCATTGCAGCAAGTGCGGATCGACGAAGCACGACTCCCGTAAGCACGTCGACAGGCCGGCGAAGAAGTAGGCCCGCCGCGCTGGCTGCCGCCTGGGGTTTGTGTCCTGAGGCGCTCGGTTCGACTCCGGGGGCGGGCTCGATGATCATCCGTGGCGATCTTCTCCAGTGCGATCTGTGCGGCAGTCTTGTGCTGCCGACCGGTGAGTGCGTCAACGGCTGCCCGCCGAAGGCGGGCGACGTCTACTGTGAAGAATGCGGCATGCCGCTCACGGTCGATAAGGAACGGGCCAGCTTCCGGCATGCCCTGAAGTTGCTACGGGCGGCCACTCGCTGGCTGGAACCTGGCACCTGCAAGATCGAGATCGACGAATTCCTGGCCGCGCACCGGATCGACGATTAGACTGCTGTCCGTGCCTGAGCCGCTTGTGTTGCGTTACCCTTGCATGGTCGAGGTCGCCGGTTCGATCCCGGCCGGACGCCCCGTTGGGGCGGCCGTAGCTCAGTGGCAGAGCGCGAAAACCGCAGCGCGCCTTTTGTTCGGGCACATCTTTTCGTCGTCATCCCGGCGCTAGGCACCTGGAGGGTGCCGCGCCTGGTGGCGCAGCCGGACCCGAAACCCGGCATGGGGTCGACAGACCGGGATTCGATTTCCTCCACCCTCCTCCTACCGGACGAACGTTACCGACTTGCGCAGCTTGCAGCACCAATGCCAGGTTTCGGTGCGCGAGCGCAAGCAGCGGTCGTTGGGAAACTCTATCGTCTCGTAGTCGTCCACGAAAACGATCGCGCCGCATTCGGTGCAGCGGGGGACGGATGGCGGGGTGTCGTAGTCGTCCGGGCGTAGCTCTACGACGGTCGCTTCTTCCGGCCCAAATGGATCGTCAGGTTGTTTCCCCGTGGGCTTGGGCATCGTCTTTCGCTTCCGGATCGGCGGGCGCCTGGCCAGGATCGAAGGCGATGTATCCCAGCAGCGTGCCGCGCTTCCCGTCACGGGGGCGCCAGGTGTGCTGGGCGACGCTATCCCCTTCTCGGCTGCCGGCGGCGTTCGTGTTGCCTTCGATCGACACGATCGTCTGACCATCCGGCGTCACGGCGATGACAATCCCGCAGTGGCCGATCCGATTGCCTTCGGCGTCCAGGCCATGGTCGACCACGAACACGTCACCAGGCGCAGGGAGCGATGACTTGCTAGCCGGATCTGCCATTGTCCATAGGGCGTGCGTCGAAGCAGTCCGGGGGCAGGGATTGAAGATCCCGAGGTAGTCCGATGCCGCCTTGTGCATGGCGTGGACAAAGGAGGCGCACCAGGGCGAGCCGACCGGGGCCCCGGCTTCCCGGTTCCAGATGTCGATCATCGTGCCCCGGTTCGCGCCGCCCTCTTCACGCACCCCGAGCATCTTCCGGGCCTCGAACATCAGCCGGTCGGTGAAGTCACTCACTTGCCACCTCGCAGCCGGCGCAGGGTGCGCGAACCCTTGCGGGCGATCTTCATCGCCACGTTCACCTTGGCGTCGTTGTCGCCCAACCTGGTCCGGGCGAAGATGTCGAACCGGTTCCCGTCCGAGTCGCGGACGATCTCGTAGCCGCCCGCCGACATCGACAGTGGGGCATCCAGCTTCAGCATGGCGTCGAAAGCGCCTACTCCAGCCGGGTCGAACCAGCGCGGCAGGACGTAGTTCGACACCATCATCTGGCGCGTCTCGCCCGCGATCGTCGCCCCGATCGGGTAGCTGTCGGCCTGGACGGGATCACACACCTCCAGCGCCACTTCCCGCCCCGACATCCCCGCCGGTCGCCAGGCCGTACATTCCGGGTCCACCAGCATCTCCAGGCATTCGTGGGACACGGTCGTGCAGGTGTCGACCGGTCCCTGGTTCAAGACGCGCGCGAAGATGTCGCCCAGCTCGTCGGTGTGGTATCCGAGGGCGCCCGGTTCGTCGAGCGAATCCACGATCACCATGATCCGGCACTCGATCGGCGGCAGCCCGTCGGCCGTGTCGTAGAAGACCACGGGCGTCGGTTCCACGCCCCACGCCTGCGCCGCTTCCGTCATCTGCTGGTTGCAGGCGTTGGCGATGAAGGCGCAGTCGGGTTTTCCAAGTCCCGACCGATTTACGATGCAAATCTGCGTCATAGATGCCTCCAGGTTCGCCCGGTGATGGCCTTCTGCGCGGTGTTTCGGTGAACGCCAAATTCGCGCGCCAACGATGCGCACGATTCGCCATGACCAGCGCGATGGCGCATTTCGCGAACGTGGGCGTCCGTAAGCTTTGCCAGCGGCCGTTGCTCGCCATGCTGAACAAGCGGCAACATGATCGCCGAATGCGCGAGTCCGCGTGACATGGTCCCCTTGTCCTTGGCATCGCGCATGTTGTCGGCATGCTCACCGATGAACAGATGGTCCGGGTTGACGCACGCCCGGTTATCTCCACCGGGACAGTTGTGGCAAAGCTCCATGCCATCCGGGATGGTCCCCCTGGTCAGCAACCAGACCACCCGCGTCGCCAGCATCGATTTGCGCCGATAGCTGACACGCCCATAACCATTTACCAGAGCGCCTGTCCAGATCCAGCAGCCACCGGGGCGCTTGTCGACGAACTTCCAGACGCGATCTTCAATCGGGATCGGTCTACTCACGTCAGCCACCGTGCGCCGCCAGCCACGCCTTGGCGCGCTGTTGTTTCTGGGCTTCAAGCGTGTCGACCTGAGCGTTGACCGCCGAATCGCCCGCGATCTGCTTGACCGCCGCCACGATCGCGCATTCGCCGAATTGCCCGATCAGCTTGGCCAGCTCTGCCTCGTAGTCCCCGGTGGCGAGGGCGTTGTTGACGGCTCCTAGAAGGCCCGCAACGGTCTCGGCCCCGCAGTCTTTGACCACGGGTGTGACATGCGCGCAGGTTGGGAGCGCCAGGAAGACAGCGAGCAGGGCCAAGGTTCTAGCGAGAGTCATTGGTTCCTCCATCGGTGCGTTGGTAGAAGGGCGTGAAGGGCGGCGCGAGCGGATCGCGCGGCAGATCGACTGCCGGCGGCGGCGCCGTCGGATCGTTCGGGGTGGGCGGGTTGCCGTGGTAGCAGCCCGAGAACAGCAGCGCCGTCACGTAGACGAGCGCGCCGAAGGCGGCCACCAGGGCGGCGTCGGCGAGCCTGGTCACTGCGTGGCTTTCGGCGTGGCGGCAGGCGGGTTCCCGAGCAGAGATGCCAGCCCAGGCCAAAGCGCCGGGCCGCTCAGGCCCAGCGCTGCGAACGCTACGGCGGCGGCATGCGCCAGCCCGGCGACGCTGACGTGGAATACCCGCAGGCCAGGCGGGATCAACTGCATGTGCTGGTCGAAGTAGGTCGCGATCAGGATGACGGCGGCCAGTGTTCTGGTCGCCCATTTCGGCATCGTCTTCATCGTTTCACTCCTGGGTTACTGTCTCCATCGAGCTGAGAGCTGTGATAGTTGTCGGCCTGCCGTCTGGCGCGCATGCCGGCGCCAGCGTGACCAAAGGCGCCTGCCACGATCACCGTGGCGAGCTGCACGACAGCCGGGAAGCTGGTCTGGCACCGCTCGGAGATGCCGCAGGCGATCACCATGGCAGCGGCAATCAGCAGGGCGGCGACGTGGTGCCATGTCATCAAGTCCCCGTCAGGGCCGCATCCACCCATCCATCGACCAGCGCCTGCTGTTCGATAGCCTTCAGGCCGGCGCCGTGACTGGCGGCAGCGCGGTATGCATTGCGGGCGTTCGTCAGCGAGCTGGCGGCCCCGACACCGCCCGCGCCACGAGAAGGCGTCTGCACGATGACCCGATCGTCCCAATGGAACGGACTCGGATTGACGATCGGACCAGAAGAAGCACCGGCCGTGTCGGACAAGATGCACGAGATGTCGATCGACTGATTGCCACCGGGGCCGCCGAAGCGTACGACCACGATCCCGGTGTTCACATCGAACGCCAGAACCCGCCAGCCGACGATGTTTGCCTGATTGAGCGGCGAAGTGAGACTGATCGTCATCCCGCCACCGCCCGCGGCGCCTGCCGCAATTCATCTGGCAGCTTGTACTTCTTATCCCGGAGCTGTTCGAGGCGTTCCCGCAACCGCAGCAGCGTGTCGGCCCAGATGCCCGCCACCTGGACGCCGAACTGCGAGATCAGATGGTCGACGATGTCAGGCGACAGGTCGACCAGGTGCAGAGTCTTCCGATCCGTCCAGCCCGCGGCCTGCGGGGCAGGGCCCGTTCCACTCGCCGCAGCGGCCCACTCGTCGGCCAGGTCAGCCACCCCCAGCTCGTCCCAGGCCCGCAGTCGCTTTCGTCCGTACTCTGGGTTCGGAGATGGCAGTTGAACAAGATGCCCAACTGCTGCCATCTGTTCGAACTTCGTGATGCCGAATTTCATGTCTCCTCCTAGAACATCGGGATGTAGCGGACGGTCCCGGCCTGGTTGCGAACGGCCAGCCATTCCTGAATCGTCGTGTGGGATCCGGTCGGTCCAAGGCTGGTCATTGCTGTGGCCACAGCACCATTTGCCGTCGTTGCCACAGTCAGCACCGCTGTCCCGTCGCCATCAAAGCGCGAGAGCGCCTGGACCCAAAGGCCGTATCTATTGGTGAGCGTTGCCGTCCCCGCCACGGGCGCCGAATAGATCGCCAGGGTCGACGCGAAATCGACCGTCAGCGTGCCATTGATCGTCGGGCCAGTCATGGCGACCATGTTGATCCCCGACGTATTCGTGACGTGCGCGCTCCCGCTGAGCGTTAGCGTCGTGTTGTTGAAACCGATCCCGTCCCAGATCGCCCCGGCTGCACTCGCAACGGTCATGCTGGCGCGATGCTGCGTCTGGGTCGTCGTCATCAGGATGTCGGGATTGGTTCCGAGCGCTGTGTAGAGATTGACGGCCGTGGCGCCATTGAGATTGATATTATTGCCGGCCTTGACCGTGATATCAGCCGTTCCCGCGGTGGTGTCGATGACGATCGATCGTACTGTTCCCGTGCCGCCCTTCTCGCTTTTGAGGTTCCAGATGTTCGAAGACCAGAAGGCGCGGACCCATTCGAAGTTGGCACCCGTGGCGTTATCGTGCGTCCACGCACCAGACTGGATGTCGAGGGCGAGAGGGTTCGTCAGCGTGACCGAACCGGCCGCTACGGGCGCTCCACCGATCGCCAGTGTCGCCATGGTGTCCACTGTGACCGCCGATGCATCCGTTACGGTCGGCGCGTAGAACTTCGCCAGCGCGAGGTTCGTTCCCGTGTGATGGGTCGTGCCCGTCAGCGTCAGCGTGACAGCATCCCAGGCGTGCAGGGCGTTCAGGCTGGCAGCGCTGGCGATCGAGGCCGGCGTCATCGACCATTCGACCATCGTCGGCGCCGTCGCCGCCAATCCGCTGCCGCCCGCCGTCGAGAAGGTCATCGCAGGGACGTTGTAGAAGCGCGTCTCGCCCGTGCTCAGGAAGTCCAGGCGATCGGTGTTGTTCGTGTAGAGCCCGAGCAGCAATGCAGGCTGGGTGCCGATGAAGAAGGAGCCGCCCCCTTGCTTCTCTACGAGCTGCGATCCGCCCGAGGTGAACAGCAGGTTGTTCGACGGGACCTTGATCTGGCCACCGGCGGTATTCGAAAGCTGCATGTCCCCGCTGCCGGTCTTCGTGATCGATTGCGTGGCGGCCCTCGGCAGAAAGATGTCCCCGCTGCCATCGGCATAGAGCGTCTGGATCCCCTTCGGGGAGAACAGAACGCCATTGGACGAGGCATCGCACCACCACACGAACACGTTCGGGATGGCATCGATCCCGGTGTAGGTCGACGACGTCCAGTAAAGCGATCCCAGTCGGTTCGCGTCGTTGATGAATTGCAGCTCGCTAAAGGCGTGCGTTCCGTTGCTGGTGTTCTGGATGACGATGTCGACTCCCGCGGTGCTGGTGCCGTTGGCGTGCACGCGCGCATAGGATGCAGCGCTTGCCGACGCGATCCCGACCGCCAATGTCTGATTTGTGTGATTGAACCCGAACGTTGACAGCGTCGTCAGGCCGCCCCCGCTGGCCGCTCCGTACGGCACCAGGTCTGTGCCGATGTTGACCGACGCCAGCGCGCCCGTTCCAACCGTCGCCTGAACAACGCCGCCGGGCGCCCCCAGTCCCGTCACCGTAAGGTTGGTGATGGACAGCGTCCCAGTGCCGTTGTTCCAGTTGAACGAGTTGGAGCTGGTGAGCTGATTCCCGGCGCCGCCGCCCGATCCGAATGTCACATTGCCAGTCGGGATCGTCGCGGCTGCAAAGAGGTACCGATTGCTGTCCAGGAACGTGCCGCCGTTGATCCAGTTGTCGATCATGAATGTGCTGTCGGCGTGCCCGTTGAAGTTGTGGTGAATGACGTTCGCGTTGCCGTTCTGGATGTAGTTGAACCGGATGTAGTTGTTCCCGCCTCCGTCGAAGTAATAGTTGTCGACGTCGACAATGCTCTCTTCGATGTGAACGCCTTGGGAATTCTTGAAGACGATGTCGCCAGCGAAGGCGTTGCAGCCGATGATGTTGAAGCCGATCGTGATGTCCTCGGCGTGCACGGCCTCCGCGTTGTGGTTCAGCAGGCAGCCGAGCATGTTGCCGTGCCCGTTGTTGATGTTCCCAGTGCCGTAGAGATAGAAGCCAAAATGGTTGTCGTTGATCTTGGAGTTAGAGATCGTGACATTGCCGGCTCGCAGCGAGAGCCCGTAGTAGCAGTCGTGGATATCGACGTTCGAGACGCGGGTGTATTCCGTGTTCACCGCATCCATCCCGAGTCCGAGCCAGCAGTTATAGAGCGACAAGTTCTCCAGGATGGCGTGCGACTGCCGATCACCACCGCCGCCGGTCTGCGCGATCGCGTCCGTTCCGAACCCGTGGATCGTCAGGTTCAGAAAATGCGAGTTGAACTGGGTGTTCATGAAGATCCCGCTGCGATCAGCGGGCGGCGAGCTGACGCCGTTCATCGAGGTAATGATCCCGCCGAAGAGGCGAAAGGATTCGAGGGTTGCCCTCTGAGCGCCCGTCGCGATCATCGGGCCGGTGGCGCCCGGCAGCATCGTCATCAGCGACAGCTCGCCGTCCCCGTACATGCGTGTGCCGTCTGTCGTGATCGTCAGGTTCGAGATGATGTAGTTGCCAGCCGGGATATAAACGTTGGTCGAGGCGTTCAGGGCCGACTGGAACGCTGCGGTGTCATCCGTGACGCCGTCACCCTTCGCCCCGTAAGCCCGGACGTCGGCGCGCGGACCCTTCTCGTATATCGTCCCATTAAGATCCAGCGCCACGCGGGGCGTGGTCGTCCCGATCCCGAGGCGATGGGTGGAGACGTCCCAGAAGAAGTGCGGCTGATCGAAGGCCGCGAATCCAGTCGGGCCAACGTACACCACGGCACCGGGCGGACCCGGAAAGCCTCCAGAGCCGCCGCCGCCCCCACCCCCACCCCCGCCACCGGTCCCGGCCGACGGGTTGATGCCCGCCTGGCGGGCCAGACCGCCCAGCGCCCGCTCAATCGCCGTCTGTAGGCGGTTGAACTCGTCGGTGGTCGGCGCCCCTGGCCGGTCTAGCTGGATGCGTTCCAGGCGCGGCACGGTCTCACGCCAATGCGCCGCCCGTACCCTGCACAATTGACCCTATTTGCGCAGATCGCCATCTGCGACGGCCTGGGTCTGGGGCTGTACCATGGTGGCGATCTTGCTGATACCGCTGGCGGATGGCTGAGCCGGTCCTGGCTTCGCCTGATCCTGGGCGATGAAGCTGCGTTGCAGGTCCACGGCAAGCGCTTCGCTCAGGGTGTCGGTCCCAAGGACCATCTGGACGATCCGTTCCTGCCGCCAGGGAAGCTTCCAAGACTTCTTGCGCGCGATAGCGTCGACTTCGGCCGCCCCGAGCTGGCGCTGGAGATTCTCGTAGACATGTGGGTAGCACGCCTGGAGGTGCAGCAACTGATCCGCGACGAGAATCCCCAGCTCCATGTCTCGGCAGACGACCATGGGATCATTCGCCACGTCATAGGCGCGCCGGAAGTGAGAGATCTCCGAGTCGCTCGGGTCGTAATTAACTCGCTTCGCGGACGTCACCACGACGTTGATGGGCAGTAAGGTCTGGAGGTGCGGTAGCACACGCTGGACATTTGACATGTAGCCTGCGGCCAGATCGTGATCTTCGGGACGGAAGCAGCCGGCGATCTTCTCCATCAAGGCCGGCTTGACGGTCGGCGCCCCAGATCCGTCTGCCGGTACCACGGCATCGGTGATTTGGTTGAGCGCCTTTTCATAATCGAACTTCTTCATCTTTGGGATCGGCCTCAGATCGTCCAGGTCCGTCATGAAGCGGACGAGAGATCGTCGAATCTCCCGTGCCATCATTTCGGCCTTCGACTTGTCGCCGACCGTGATCTTGGCGGGATCGCCGGAAAGGATTCCTTCGATGCCGGTCGCGCCTAGCAACGCCTCGGGGGAGATCGCGCCCGTCACTGCTCGCCACCGCCGACGATAGACTTTGCCGCGGTCGTCGCACCCTCGACGGTCTGGTCAATCACTGGGCTCAGCATGCCGCCGGGCGCGACGCTGCGCGCCGCCTGAATCGCCGCTGCCTTCGGGATGCCCTGTTGGATCAGTTGCAGAATCACCCGCGCCTGTGCTGATTCCGGCGCGGCCTCGATCAGATTGGCCATCCCACGATCAACTGCCCTGCGCCCCATGGTATAGACGGCCGGTGCGGCGAGTAGCGCCGCCGTCTTGTAGTGTCCCTGCGCGGCAGCATATGCCGAGGCGGTCAGGCCGCCCGCGCCAATCGCCCTGGTGTGCTGTCCGAGATGAGACAGCCACTGCGGCACCATTGGATTGCCGGCCCGCTTCGCTGCATTAGCTCGCTGATCCAATACCTGTTCGATTCGCTTCAGCGCGCTGTACCTAGCCAGGTTCACCTGCATATGTGCCACCGCCGCCGGATTCGTCTGCGCCGCTTCCCCCATGATCTCATCGCGCAGATCGCGCAGGTGAGAAGCCACGTCCAGCCGTCGATTGAACGTCGCCGTGCCATTGATCCCGCCCTGCGATTGATAGGCGATGCCGGCATGGTCCGACCAGAGCTTTTGCAGTTGTTCAACTGAGACAACGTGGTCCGGGTCGAATGCGCTGCTAGTGGCTTCCTTCGTCAGCCGGTCGATCTCGGAGCCGAGCGCGTCCACTCGCGCAACGGCAGCCGCGCGCCGCACAGCGCGTTCTTCTGCCGGCAGCCCCCGTGCACCTTCCTTGGCGTTCCATGGTTCCAGCGCATCGACAGTCTGTTCCGCGACGTCCTTCATCTTCTCCAGGGCCTTGATCGCCTTCTCGGTTTCCATCCCTGCGAATGTTCCATTGCTGACGGGCTGTTTCGGATTGAACGTCTGCTTCGCCGCCCCCCAGTCCTTCGCCGTTTTGACGTCGTCGGCGATCTGCCGCACCGCCGCCGCTTCCACCTTGTCGGTTCGGTTGCCAGTCGCTTCCAGGGCGCCGGCATGCTCGTTCAGGTGATCGACTACTCGCCCGGATGTCAGCGGCTGCGGCAGAGACTTGTCGACCTGTTTCCAGCCAGGCGACAGTTTGTCCCCGGTAGATTTCAGGCGATCGGCGACCACGCCCTGCGCGGCCTTGATATCGTCGGCGTTGTTGGCCCTGGCGGCGTTGATCGCGTCATCCAGTGGCTTGTCGCTGCGCACCACCTTGGCAACATTGACCGCGTCATCCGCCATCTGCTTGCGCGCCGTGGGCGTCGAGGCGGACGGCACATCCCCCGCCACGTCGTTGGCGACCCAGCCGTGCGCGTTCTTGACGGCGTGCTTCGACAGGACATCCAGTCCCTTCGCCAGCACGCCCGAGACGATGCCGCCCGCGATCCCGGACTTCGCCGTGTCGTATGCCGCTTGCTTCAATTCCGGTCCCAACGGCTTGGTCCCCGACAGTTCGGCTTCAGATTCCCCGAGCCCGGTCAGCGCGCCAGCAAGACCGCCCGTCTTGATTGCGCCAGGAATACCGGTCCCAATGCTCGGCATGAACTTTGCGGTCTCCAGGCCGCCTTCCATCTGGCCAGCCGTATAGAATCCTTTGTGCGCTTCCTCGGCGGCCTTGTTCTTGGCGCGATACGCATCGCGACGCTCCTGGTAGCTGACATCGGAATTCGTGAGTGGCGGTAGACTGGAATCCTGGAACATCTGAGCGAAGGATCTAACACCCGGGACGTGCGAGACTCCCGCATCGATCGCGGCGGCCAGCTCATCGCCGAAGCCGAACGTGCTTCCCTGGAGACGCCCCCGCACGAATGCTTGCGCCCTGGTCGGCGCTGGCCCACCTTCGGTGACTGCCGGCTTCTGTCGCTGTGGCGGCTTCAGGCTTTCTTGAACGTCCTGGTAACTCTGCGGCGTAAAGGCGCGCGAGAGCACCGCCTTCGATGAAGGGGCCAGTTCTTCTTGGTCGTCCTCGGGCGTCGGAGCGAAGCGCGGATCGTAGGCGTGACCACGGGCGTCCGAACCCGGTTTTCGGTTCAGCAGTTCTTCGTCGTCGGCATCAGGTCCCTGGCCACCCTTCGCCAACAGTTCTTCGTCGGTCATTTACCGTCCGCAATCTGCTGCAACCTGGCCCACTGCTGATCGTTGTAGCCGTACTTCTTTTTGTTCGCTGGATCGGAAACGATAGCCTGTGCCTTGGCGGCTTTGTCATTTCCGGCCTCCGGTGGAGGCGGCGCGACTTCGTTGTAACGCGGGATCTCCCCGGTATCCGTTCGCACCTTGACCCCCGATGTCAAGCCGGCGATGCGACCGTTCGCGTAGCGTCGCTGTGCTTCTGTCCGTCCGATGCCGTTCGGGCCGTATTTCACCTTCAGGCGCTCACGTTCGGTATCGATCTGCTTCATCGCGTGTTCGTCTGACTGATCGATGAGCGACAGCAAGACATCTGCCGATTGCTTCGCCGTCTTCGGGTTGCCGAACAAGCGAGAGATCTTCTCCTCGAACTGCGCCGGATTGCCGCTCATGTCCTTGAGCAGTTGCATCTGTTCGTGGCTAGGAGCTGCCCCGGTGTTCAGCCGCGCGATCTTCTCTCGGGCAGCGACAACTGCGCCGACAAGCTGCTTGGGGTCGCCGCTCGCCGAGGCGGCGCGGATCATGTCGCCCAGGCCACGGATGTCCTGTTGGCGCGCGACCAGGCCCTGGGTACGGCCAGAACCATTCAGGCGCGCTTCGTCCTTCTGGAATTCCCCGGCCACCTCTTTGATCTCTGCGGCGTCGGCCTTTTTCTTTGCTCCACCGCCTTTTTGGTATTCGTCCCAGATGATCTTCCCCTGCTTGGCCGCCTCCTTCCTTGACATGCCGTTGTCGAGACCGGCGCGAACGACTGACGCCAGATTCGCGCCAGTAGCTTCCGCGGCTCCTTGCATCGCATCCCAGGCCTTGCCTCCTCCACCGCCGCCGCCCTGGCCGCCAGCCTTTAGGTGTTTTACTCGCGCCTGCGCCGAGAGCGTTGCTGCGTCTGCCCGCTGCTTGTTCAGCTTCAGCATCTGCTCGTCATATCCGAGCTTGTGCGCGAACATCGCTTCTTGAACGTTCTGCGCGTGGACCAGCTTCAGGGTCTCCATGCGCGTCTTATTGGCGTCCTGGCGCAACGCCACGATCGCCGCATCGCTGTTCGCCTCATTGAGCGGCACACCGTTGCGCAGCTTCATCGCCACGCCCTGCGCTGCGATGGCGTCGAGTGCGGCGGCCTTCTTCATATTGTTGTCGGCCAGGTCTTGCTGCTTCATGGAGAGCGACGTTTCGACGCCCTCCTTGGCCATGCCGACCATTTCCTTCTGCTTGGAGATCGCGAACTGCTGCCGCTGGAAGTCGCGGTTGACGGCGTCCCGGATCGCGATGACGCCAGGATTGCGATCGGGCGGCGTGCCACCAGCGGCCCCGGTGAACATGGATAGGCCTGCCAGGACCTTGTTGAGCAGCGGCATCTCGCCGATGAAGTCGTGCAGGCCCATGGACTGGTACTTGTCCATTTCTTCTTGCTGTCGCTGCATCCACTGTTGCGTGCGGGCGTTGGCCTGATCCGAGATCTGCTGCTGTTGCTGCGCGTGCGCTTGCTGGATGCGGGCCTGTTCTTCGGCCTGCGCAGCGGTGGCTTGATCGATCTTCGCCTGCGCGGCGTCGGCTCGCTTTTTCGCCTCGATCTGCTGTTCTAGCAGTTTGTCTTGTTCTTCGATCCCCTTCTGTTCCTGCTGCTGGATGGCCTGCGGCTGCTGGCCGGCTTCCGTCAGGGCTTTGTCGACAGCATCGTCACTTGGGTTCGGCGTCGTCGCCGCCCGCGCTTCCTGCTCGGGCGTCAGCGCGCCTCCAGGAACAGCCGGCGGCGTGTACGGCGTCGAGTCTTGCGGCGTGGCACCCGTGACCGCGTCGACTTCCGGCGGGGGGGTCTCTGCCTCGGGCCGTTCCTCTTCTTCCGGAAGAATCAGCGCATCCGGATCGTCATCGACTTTGCGTGCGAGGTTCGGCACTCACGCTGCCTTCTTTCGGCCTTCGAGCTTCGAGACGCGCTTGTGCATGTCTGCGAGGGCCGCCATCATTCCACCCGTCGCCTGGGGAACGTCGATCATCTTCCCCACGGGCGTGTTCTTCACCATCGTCGATCCGATCTTCGACTTCTCCACGTCCTGGGCCATGACGCCGACGTGGCGCTGCTGGTCGCCTTTATAGCTGAAGGACTTCGGCGCGATCTTCGACAGGAACTCGTCGAACTCGGGCGCCTCGGTCGCCGAGATCTTCTCCTTCTGTCGCTTGTCAGAGAGCAGGGCGGCGGCTGATAGTCCCTGGCTGTACAGGTTGCCGTACTGTTGGGCGCGGTTGCTCTGGGCGTTGTAGGCGGTCCCATACGCCTGCGCTTGGTTCTGATTGGCCTGGAGGATCGCCCGCTGTTGTTCGGCGGTGTTCTGGATGTTCTGGCCGCGCGTCTGGATTTGGGACGCCTGATTGTTGGCGTTCGCCTGCTGGAGCAATTGCGCATTCGTCTGTGACGCCTGCTGTTGCAGCCCGGCCTGTTGCCCGGCAAGACCGATATCCTGGGCCCGCCCCGAGTTGAGCACCTCGCCCATCTGTCCGCGGGCCGTCGCCTGTTCCTGGGCACGCAGGATCGCAGACGCAGCAGCCTGTTGCGCGCCGAGCTGGCCCATGTTTCCGGCAGCAGTCCGCAACGCCAGCGCGGTATTCCCGCCGCGTCCCATCGCCGCAGCCAGCCCCTGCTGCTGCGCCTCCTGCTGGCCGAATGCCTGCTGCTGCTGTAGCTGCGCGACAGAAGGAGCCTGACCGGACAGCACGCCCGCGAGGTTCGCCGCCAGTCCCATCTGGCCGGCGCGGAATTGCGCCTCCTGCGACTGGTCGATCGTCGCGCCCTTCCCCATGGACGCCGCCATCATTCCAGGCGCCGCGGGAGGTGGCCCAGGCGCGACGTAGGTCGTATTCGCACCGCCGGGCCCCCCGGCGGTCCATCCCTGCGGGGGAGGCGAACCAGTCTGACCGCCAGTACCAAATCCTCCGTAACCCCCCGAGGCGGACGCGGGAGTCGTTCCAACCGGCGTCGGAGGACGACCGGGAGAACCGACCGCCGTATTCATCATGCTGCCATAGAAGCCGCCACCCCCGGGGCTCGGTGATGCAGCACCACCCCCGTGAGGATTGCCGGGGCCGGGAAGCGCTGATCCAGGTGCATTCGGATCAGCAGGCGGTCCTTGGAGGTACTGATCGCCGCCGGGCGGCGGGGTCTGCGGCGTTCCGGTCCATGCCTGTCCCGGTTGCGCGGTCCCGAGGCCGGGCGTCCGACCTTGTGTTGCTGGCGTCCCCGTGATCGCCCCCGGCGTCGATCTGGTCCGCGCGGTGCCAGGGGCCGGGCCGGTGCTAGGACCGCCGCCGTACGCCCCCGGGGCACCTGCGCCGGGCGTCACACTTCCGTCCGGGTTCACGACCGGCGCTGATCCGGCGTATGAGATCCCAGGAACGGGCGCGTATGGCTGGTTCTGCATCTGCTGGAGAAACATCTGTTCCAGCGATCGCGAGTCAGCGGCGGCCTGGTCGAGTCCCGCCGTGCTTGGCGGTTTGATGTTGTTCCAGGCCTGGCTGGCGTAGTTCCCGAGGGCATCATAGCCCTGCTGGGCCTCTGCGCCCCAACTGCCAAGGATGTCCGACAGCGAAGGCGTGCTCACGCCAATGCGGCGTGCGTACCCTGCACAGACGCCTAGTTACAGCGGGTGTCTACCGTGCCGCCGATGCCAGGGCTGCTGGTGCAGTGGATGGTCTGGCTGCTGTTGCCGCGGGTGAGGGCGCTCCAGGCGGCCTGCCGGCGGATGGCGCTCTCGCTGTCCAGATCCTGCTGGCGCTGCGCCTGGATGCTATCCCGCTCGGCGGCGTCTTCGGCCTGGGCCTGGACGGCATCGTAGCGGCAATGATCGAGAACGCGCCGATCGCGCGGTCCTGGCGCTGCCTCATAGTCGTGGCACCAGGCGAGCTGCGCCGCCCAGCGTGCCTGCGATCTTGTCGTCCCGGTGTAGGGGGCCGCGGTGGTCGCGCAGCCACACGCCAGCAGAAGGAGCATCACAACGCGCCGCATGCCTAAGAGCATGCACACCACTGCGCACCGCGACAACGCTGGACGTTTGGTCAGGTAGCCCGGCGAGCCGGCGGCAGCTTGGAAAGGCCGGATTTCATGCCGATCAGGGCTGTAACCGCGGTCAGGGTCCAGGCCGAATTGGCACCGTTGGCCGTGTCGGAGATCGACAGGTCGTACCTGGATGACTTCCCCATGGTTCCCGGATCGACTTCGAAAGCAAGCTCGGTCTCTGAACCGCCATAGACCATTGACTTGGTCGCGATCGCCACACCGTCGAATGACTGGTCGGCCCGCAGGATGAACCCGTTCCCGCCGCCGACGCATCGGCCGGTAAGCTGCGTGATGTAGAGACGCCCGAAGCCGGCCACGCCGTAGAGGTTCAGACCGGACAGCGTGCAGACATGCGGGACGCGCACGCTGACGTCGTCATAGGTCGTCACGTCTTCCGTCAGCACCGTTCCATCGGCGCAGAGATACGCCATGGTGCCATTCCAGAGCACGGCATCGACGAATGCAGCCGGGGCCTGGCTGTAGTACCAATTCGCCCACGTCCCGTACAGGGTTTCGTAGACGAAGACCATCCGGCCGAGGATGTTGCCATTGCCGACGAAGCGCATCTGGTTCTGGCCCTTCACCGATACGACAGCTACCGGATCGAACTGGAATTGCAGCACATCGTCTTCGACACCGCTCCCAACATAATCCCAAGATAGCCCGCGCGAGCTGCGCCAGAATCCCTTGGCCGGCGTCGTCGCCGCGCCACTCGTAGCCTTCCCGCCCCATGTCATGAAACCGAGATCATTCTTGCCGAGCAGCCCGATCGTGGCGCAGCCGTTCGTGTCGCTTTGCTGCTGAAAAACGAGAACGCCGCCAGCGCCAGTGTCGTCTGGGTATTCGTTGATGCTGCCCCAGCTCTGCGTCGCCGTGCATGCCACAGCATAGGAGTCCATCGACCCGACAGCCGTGATCGGCTCGACGCTAGTGATCCGCGAGACCAGTGCATCGGAGAATTCGACACCGAAACCAGGCGAGACGTCCTTCGAGAACCAGACCGCATCAACATCGCCTGCGACGGCGCCGATCAGCAGCCGTCCGCGATGGACCGCCATCACCCGGCACGGCGGCGGCGCGATGTTCGGCAGGACCGATCCGGCGTTGTCGTTCGGAGAATAGAGCGGCTCGCCCGAGGCCGCTGCCTGGTCAGATACCTGATCGACGAATGTCACAGCGTCGATGGTGGTTTTGTTCAGGATCGGCTGCGTCGCGCTCGACACCTTGAAGAACACCGACCCGTCGCCATTGGCGAGCGTTCGGTACACACCAATCGAGACGTTGGTCTTTCTTGTAACCCGCAGGGTCGGCAGCGTCAGCGTAACCTGCGTTTGAGCCGCGCTGAGCGTTGTCGTCTGAATGCCGCTCCGATCCGACCGCCAAACGTTCCCGGCGGCGTCGGTCCATTCGTACGTGATCCGATAGCTGTACGTCGCTCCGGCTGTCAGGCCGCCGCCACCTGCTAGTGCCATTCCGAAGAATGTCGGCGTCTGTACAAATCCGTGCTCGACAAGCGCCGAGCCATCGTAGACGTACGGCTGAGAGCCTGGGATGTGCAGTAGCCCATTCAGCTCGACGGATTTCCCGACTGTTGGATCCTGCATCGTGAATGAAACCGTGACGGCGCCGACGTCGGTGACTGCCGAGCCGCCGCCCGATTGGACCGCGACGATCTTCTGGGCCGCCGTCAGCAAGACGTTGGACGCTGCGGCCGGTGCCAGGTTCGGCATCTGATCGGCAAAGCCAGCCAGGGGCGCATCGATCGCCTGTAGGGGCGTCGCCTGCCCGACTGTCAGGTTGTTGGTGAGATCGAGCAGGAAGTTGCTGGCGGTTCCAATCGGCCCTGCCCAGCGCGCCAGTGCGTACAGGTTGCCGCCGAATGAGACCACCCGCGAGGCGAGCGTCAGAGAGCGAATGACATCCGATGATGCACCGCCCGTGTTCACACGGATCACGCGATCCCACGGGTTGGCCCCTGCCAACGTGAAATGGACCGTGGTCGTCGTTCCTGACCGGTAGCCGCCGATGTTATAGACGCTGGTGACGGCAGCATCAAAGACAGTCGTAGATCCGAGCGCCAACGATGTCCCGTCGAACGTCGAGACGCGCATGCCGTTAGTGATATCGACGTGCGCGAGATAGATCGTGTTCGCGGCGTACGTGTTGGTCAGGTAGCCGATCTCGTCGAGGCTGGTGAGCCCGGCATAGGTCGTTACGCCGCTCAGGGTTCCGGACGACAGCGTCAGCAGCACCTGCTTTAGCTGATTGGTACCGCTGTCCCGCCAGACGTATGCCACCTTGCCGCTGCTGCCGACCGTCTGGGCGTCGTAGATCTCCATCGCGCTATTCGCCACCGTAACGTTGGTAGGCACAACGGTAGGCGTGGCCGTGTCGCCGATCAGCGCCGTGATGATCACGGACAGCGTCGAGAAGTAGCTGATGACGAAGCGGGTACCCGCAGTTTGAATCTTCACCCGACGATAGCTCTGTGTGGTCAGGGTCTGACCGAGCAGCGCGTTGGCAACCACCGCCACGCCGTTGACGTCCACGATCGAATAGCGGATCTCTTGTTGCCCGTTGAGATTGTCAGCCGTGATGTAGGCCGAGACCGTGTACCCGTTCAGATAGACGCTGTCCGAGCTGATGACGGTTGCTGAGCCGAGGGTGATAGCTCGCTGGTCTACGCCGACCGTCGGCGCGGTCGCCGACACCTGGTGCCATTCGTCGGTGGCCTTCCGGTAACAGGACGCCCCCGTCAGCAATACCAGGCCAGCGCCAAGCGTCCCGAGCCGCATCCCGGACGTAATGCTACCCACATCTGCCGTCTTTGACAAATTGGTGGTGCCGGGGCGCGGCACGAACTCGTAGCCGCCCTCGGCCGACTTCATCAGCACCATGTTTTGGAGCACCTCGACGGCGCCCATGATGCCCGTCTGCTTCGGCTCTTTTTGGTCCAGGCCCCGCAGCAGGATCGGGACCGTCCGGCGGGGCAGGCCGGGCGCCATCAGGCCCAGTCCCAGGCGTCCGACCCGAGCACGATCAGGTTGGAGCCTTCGAGCATGTACCTTCGCCCGCATTCCCCGTAGCCGTACGGGTAGACGGACAAGTCAGCGGCCTGGCCAGGTTCCGAGTCCCGGTTCGGCGCGGCGGCATTTATCTGCGCGACCACCTTGGCCTGCTCGCGTTCCATCGCGTCCGTAGGCGACTCCTCTTTCGTTGCGCCCTGGATTGCAGCCGTGACGCTGATGTACTTGGACCAGTTGTCCAAGATGAAGTCGAGTGTGTCGCCGTCAGCCACCAGGACGGCCGGCGGCGGCCGGTACCAAAGCGTGTATTGGCCGGCGAAGTTCAGGTTCCCGAACTTGTTGCGCTCCTGGAAGCTGATCGGATGGACCGTTTGCGGTCGGGACGTCCCGTTGAACAGGAAGTCGAGGCCCGCCATTTTGTAGAATAGTGGCGACAGCGCGGCGATGCTCTGCTGATTGCTGCCCGACAGGGTGAAGGCGAAGCTGTTCAGGTAGTAGTGCGGGAACGACGAAAGGATCAGGTCGTACAGCTCGCCGATCGCCTCATTGATGTATCGATTCCATTCCGACGTGGAGACCAGGGTTTTGTTTTCCTGGTTCGCGCGCTGCTGCGCTTCGGTCCTGAGCTGTAGAAGCGTCTGGGCCACGTCGTCTCCGTAACTACCGGGCGGTGCCGCTTAGCCGACGGGAGACGCCATCGGGAAGCAGCACCGCCCGGGACCTTTTTCGTTAGCCCTCTTCCTCGTGCTGCCCGTACCCCGCCAGCTCCATCCAGTGGTGGAGGGCGGCGGACAGCTCTTTCGGATCGCGCTTCGCCATGGCGTCGATGACGTCCTGGCAGGCGGCCATCTCGCCCTCGTCAGGCTCGTAGTCCGTCGCTGTGTCTTCGCCGTCTTCTTCGTCACCGTCGGCGGCGTGGTCGGTCTTGCTCCCTTTCGGGGACATGAGACCGATCATCACCGACAGCGGCTTTCGTCCTTGGGGCTTCACCATGACGTCACCGCCTACGGGTTCTGCGCGTTGTTCTTGATGCCCACCGCGATCAGCAGGACGGCACCATTTCTGATCTCGCCCGCTGCACCCGTAGCGTCACCCTTGATCATGCTGAAACCGAACCCGGGCGCGGCGCCCGTCTTCGTGTTGTCAACCGTGATCGTGCCGTAGAGACCGTCGGTCGCGGCGATCGTGGACTGGATGGTCAGCAGCGAGTACCAGACGATGCCGCCAGCCCACAGCTCGCGCAGAGCGCAGGTGTAAACACCAGCGCTCGAACGAGTCAGCGGACCTGAACCCGTGCCGTTGTTCTGGAACGGGGACGACAGAAACGTGGGAGTTGATGGCGCGCCCGTGGCGCCAATCGGGATGACAGCGTAGAGCGCCGCCATCTTGGTCAGCCCCTCGCCATCCGGGTAAAACAGCCTTGGATTTGCCATTGTCGTTGATTCCTTCCCGTATGTTGTGCCGGGGGGTCGCAACGCCCGGAGCGCGGTACAGCTACGCTCCGAGCGTCACGTCACCGACTACTGGAGCTGCGCCACTCCGGAGTGGCCCGGTGCCGCGCACATGAGCTGCGCCAGCGTCTTGTGCCGCACCTCGACCTGATCGGCGTTGGACACGTCGAGCAGCGAGACGCCCTTCAGCGACGGGAACATCGGGTTCGCGCCCCCGCCGCAGTAGATCGTCCAGTCGCGCTTCGTGATCACGAAGAGGCGATCCATCGGGCAGTAGGTCGACGGGAACACCTTGATGCGTCCCTTCGGCCCAGCCACCGTCAGCGCCTCGTAGAGGATCGTGATCCCAGCGCCCTGGATGTTTTCGTAGATCGCCCGGTTGTCCAACTCCACGGCCAGCTTCCCGAACGTGTCGAACGACAGGAAGCAGACGTCAGGAGCGCCGCCGTTCTCTCCGATGCGCACCGCCAGGTCGTAGATCGCCTGGCTGACCGGCTTGCCGATGCCCGAGTTGCGGACACCCGCCAGCGACGTCGGATCGATCGAGCGATCGACGCCGAAGAAGTTGTCACCGCCGACCGGAGCCGACAGCGGCAGCCATCCCGCGAATCCCACGACCTTGAGGGGCGTGGGGGTCGCGCTGTTCTGACGGTCGCCCTGCTGGAACAGAACGTCACCGCCAACGAGGGCCGCGATCTGGGCCGTCCAGTTGGACGCGCTCAGGACGGTGCCAGCGTCGCGGTCGACGCCCGACACGAGCGCCGTAGCACCCGCATTGCGCAGCACGGACGAGTTGACGGTCGCGGCTGCGACCAGCACCTGGCCCACGAAGAAGTTCTGCGCGTCCGCCCGGAGGGTCAGCGTGACCGTGGTGCTGCCCGGCGTGGAAGCCAGCACACCGCAGTCTCCGTATCCCGACCGGAACATGTCGTGCTCGAAGCGCTGCGCCAGAGCATCGACGGCCGATTCGGTCTCGTCCGCCAGTGCTTTGACGATCGCCCCCTTGTTGTTCTCCGACAGCTCGATCAGCGTGTTGGAGACGCGGGCCAGCGAATAGTCGAGACCCCAGTCACCCAGGAAGGGCCGACGGGTCGACAGACCGACGTTGCCCTGCGCATTGGTGAAGGTGGCCGACTGCCCCGGACCCTGCGCGATCTTGATCGGCTGCTTGACCTGCTCGCCGCCTGCCCGTTCCTTGGCGATCATGCCCATCGCGGGGCGGTCGCGATAGAACATGTTCTCGTAGCTGGACGAGTACCACTGCTTGTAGATTGGTTCGACTGCTGCAACGATATCCGCAATCATTGCGGACCTTCCTTACGGGCCGGCTCGAAGATGATCAGCGTCAGCGCGGGGTGAGGTTGAAGTCCGCGAGGGTGGCCCGTAGGGCCTCGCGGGCGTCCATGCCTCCGCGTGGGGCGGTCTTCGGCGGCGCCGAGCCCCCCATCTGGCTGCTGATTGACCGGGGCTTCGCGCGTTGCGATTTCTCCCCGGGGGCCGACTTGTCTATGAGCCCGTTCAGGATGGTTTCGTCCGTGTCGCTCAATTTCCCGCCGGTCAAGCCGGCTGGAAGATCAGAAGTTTTCGCGGCGCCGTTGGCGTGACCGTTGGTGCCATTCGTGCCGTTGAGCTTTTTCACGAGAAGCTGTCCGCGCTTCTCGTACTCCAGCTCCTGCACCTCGATCGCCTTGTCGATCGCCTCTTCCAGCTCGCCCGGCATCAGCTCGGGACGGCCGGCATCACCCCACGCCTTGATCACCTTGCCGAAGACCGCCTCCGCGGCTTCGTCGCCAAGACGCCCGCAGATTTCGGCCTGGTCCCCCGCGGCCTTGATGTGTTGGCCGCACATACCTACATACTCCGCGCGGGCGGCGGCTTCGCGCTGTTGTGCCATCGCCTGCTGGGCTTGCTGCTGCTCCTGCTGGCGGGCTTCCTTGTCAGCCTTCAGCTCGGCCCGCAGGGCGGCGACTTCCGCATCGCGGGCCTGCTCGGGCGTCGGATCCGGCTTGCCGGCGTGGTAGTCGACGATCTTCTCGAACGACAGGCCGAACCGGTTGTAGATCTCCTCGATCGCCGCGCCGTCGCCCGCCTGGGAGCGTTTGATCAGACCGTCGAAGTCCGCCAACCGCTGATGAGCGGATTCAAGCTCCCTGGTCGTATCCGCGAGCGCCTTCCGGTGTTCCCGGTTGTCTCTCGACATGTCCGCCAGTCGGCGGGTCAGATCTGGGCCAGATCTGGCCGACGGCTCGGCCGGCTTCGCCTTGCCCGCCTTGCCCTTGGTGCTGGTCTCCGGCGGCTTGTCGCCGCCTTCGGTAGCAGGGGCGGGAGTCGAACCCGTGTCTGCGGGATTATGAGTCCCGCCTGGCGCCGCGCCTCCCTGCGTGTCGGGCGCGTCGCCTGCCGGCGGCGTGCCGCTATCGGGTGTCCCTTCGCCGCTGCCGGTGGTAGCGGCTGCTGGCGCGTCTCCTTGGGTGTCTCCCACGCCAATGCGAGAGGCGTACCCTGCACGGCCAGGTTATTTGACGTATTCAGCCAGACGGGGGCGACGCTTTTTCTTGCCGACGCGGGCCGGCAGGCCCTTGAAGTCGGTGGCCTTGTCGTACTCCTTCACCGTGCTGGCTGGCATCTCGCCCCGTGCCTCGGCGGCGTGAAAGAACCGTTGCTGTGCCCGGCTAGCGTAGGGCATTAGCGCACGTATTCTTTCAGACGTGGGCGTTTGTGTGATAGCGCGCTGAACTTCTTCGCGCCGTACTTCTTGCGCCCGATCGACGCCGCCAGGGCGCCCGGGTTCTTGATGTCGCCGCGTCCCTCGAACTTGTGCTCAAGGGACGCGAACCTGGCACCGCTGCCCAGCTTCGGTTTCACGGTGCTGGCTCCGGTGCGACCGGGGCTTCTGGCGGGGGCGGCGGCGGTTCCGGGATGGTCAGGATTTCGATCAGCGCTTCGGCTTCTGCCTGGCTGTCGGATGACCTGGCGTCCCGCGCCGCCTGCCGTAGCGCTCTGACGATTCGTGCTTCCAATTCCGGATCCATCGCTTACCCCTTTCCCGTGGTGCCGGTCGTCGGCGGGACGGCGCTCGGCGGCTTGGCCGTGGTGTCGGTTGCGCCGAAGGCTCGGGCGTATGACCGCCGTACCGCTTCGTCGTATCCGGCTTGGACCGCCTCTGGGCCCGACTGCGGGTCGTTGACGTCGGCCCGCTTGTAGGCCGACTTCTCCGCTGCCTTGTTGCCCTTGTCCGGTCCCGTCAGGATCTTATTGCCGTTTGGCTCCGTTTCGCCCTTCGGCTCCCTGACGTTCGTCGCGGATACCTCCTTGCTGACCGACGGAGCATTGCTTCTCGTTCCCATGACCTACTTCGTCCCCGTGGGCTCCGGCGCAGCGGAGGGCGGGGGCGCCGATGTGTCGGTGGCGTTGAACGCGCGCTCGTACGCGCGGGTCGTCGCCTCTTCGGTCGACTTGACCACGCTGGCGTTCAGCGCCGCGCCTGCGGCGTTTCCATTGGGGACTTTCGTTTCTTTCTCGGCCATGTTCGTTCTCCTTGTTTCAGGCTGCTTGCGGCAGCGGTTGCTGTGACGGAACTGGACCCAGGTTCGGCGGACCACCGCCAGCCGCGCCCTGTCCGATGACGGGCGGCACAGGCGGCGGCAGGCCGCCGGGCGGGCTGGGCATGCCTGACGCGGGATTTGCGGCCGGCGGGGTCTGTGGCGCGCCCGGTGTGGTCTGGCCGCTGGCGATCTTCTGCTGGAGTGTCTTGGCCGTGTCCATGAACCGGCGCAGCAGCTCCAGCCGTTCCTCGGGACAGCCAAGCGTCCGTTCGCGCAGGTAACGGTTCTGCGCGACCGTGATTGCCACGTCGAGCGGCTGGTACGGTTCGGGCATCTCCGGCACGCCGCTCTCAACGATCCGGTCCAGCATCCAATCGATCGAGTCGCGCGAGGCGATGTTGAGATCGATCACCGCCTGCGTGTCGGGGTAGTCGATGATCCGCAGGTAATCTTCCTTCGTGATCTGACCGATCTGGAACATCTCGGCGGCCCGCTGGAGACGTCCGGCGGGGCTCGTCGGCAGCGACGAGATCGGGAAGGCCTTCATGACGGCGCTGCTGTCCTTCAGCTTCTCCAGCTCCGACCAATCAATGACGTCGATCCCGCCCGACCGCGGGGCGCGCACCGTCGGCCTGATCTCTTCGGCCAACTCCAGATCCAGCTCGGCCAGGTCGACCACCGCTTCCTCAAGCTGCATCCCCAGTGTCACATAGCGCTCGCTCTCGGCGCTCTCGAATGCGCGCAGCGCTTCGCCGCTGTTCAGGCCCGCTGGCTTCATCGCCTGCGCGGCCAACTCGGAGATCCCAACCCGCTTGTAGGCGCGCTCGATCGTCTTGTCGAGGTGGGCGTACAGATCAGCCGGGACAGCCTGCGGCGTGATGAACTGCGGCGGCTGATTGGGTGCGTGGCGAATGATGCCGGCGGCCTTCGACGCCAGCGCGTCGTCGGTCACACCGCTGCCGGTCGGCACCAGCCAGCGACCGGTCGACATCCGACGCTGGCACTCGTCGATGACCTGCTGCGTGCGGTTGATGTTGGCCTGGAAGGGGCCGAGGATTTCCGGCACGCCGATGTTCCAGAACCCGCGCCCCGCAGAGACACAGGACATTTTGACAAACGGGTACTTCTTCCGCTTGTACGGCTCGTCCACCAGGACGCCGCGATCGCTGATGCACAGGACGTGTCGCCCTGGCGTGCCGTCCGGATCGGGCAGCTTCCAGCCCTCCAGCACCGCCACCATTGCCGACTGCGCGTTCGACGACATGCCGCCCCACATCGGGCCCTGGAACGATCCGGGCGCCGTTTCGATCGCGAAGCGGATCTCTTCGTCGTCGCCGTAGATCGAGAGCAGCTCGGTTCGGTTGACGAACGTTCGATGGATCAACGAGCGTGGCCACTTGCCGAAGTAGAGCGAGTCCCACGGATCAACCAACAGTTCGTCGGCCAGTACAACGTCGTGGACGATGCTCTTTCCGTCCATGGACTTCGTCGCCTTGATGAACCCGTCACCATATGTGAGCGCGTCCTGGAACATCTGGCGCGTGAGCTTGTAGGTCTGCGTCTCATGGAACACGCCGTCAACGAACCGGCTCCGTCGCTTACCGGCCATGCGCGCCGAGAAGTCGCCACCGTCGGTCAGGAACAGGATCCAGGGCTTGTTTCGCCCGACCTTGTTGACCAGTGTCTCGATGCTGCTCCCCGTGACGTTGAAGACGGGGGCCTTCCAGTCGCGGAAGTCGAGCGCCCGCATGTTGGTCCGAGTGAGCGCCAGCCCGTAGATGTTCGGCAGGTCGCGATTAGTGGCCAGGCGGGCGTAGATCAGGTTTTTGGAGCGCCGCTCGAAGTCAAACGACTCCAGGTGCGTGGCCCAGCCGGCGAGCGTTGATGCGACGTCGTTCTCGTTGGCGTCCCACCAGCGCCCGGTTTGCAGCTCGAACGCCATCGGCCTCCTAGGCGTTCGTCAGCTCTGCCCACTCGATGCCGACGCCTACCGTGACCGTACCGGTCGCCAGGGCCGTCGCGCCCCATTGAACCAGCAAACCCTCGCCGCCGCCGATGGCCTGCGCCCTGAATTGCGGCGGCATCGAGCCCTGAGGCGCTCCCACCCAGATATCCCCCTCCATGCCAGTGCCGAGACCGGCCAGAACTTCGACGCCGAACGCCTTGGAACCGATCGCGGTGCTGTCGACCGTCTTCGTGCCGCCAGTCAAACCGGCGGCGGCGTTGGCAACGTCGAAGTTTCCGCTTGCGCTGCCAACCAATAGCGAGTCGAAGGGTGCGTCGCTGCGCAACTTCTGCATTCCCGCACTGATCGTGACGGCGGTGGCGTTCGTGGCGTCGCGCGCCGTATACGCTCGGGCGATGAAGAGTCGCAGCGGGTCCGTACGCTGCGCAGTGACCGCGGTGGCAACGTTGACGTTGATCCAAACGCGCAGCGGCACGCACAGAACCCTGAGATCGGTCCAGCGGAACGCTGCCAGGTTGGCGTTCGCGGCCGGCGCAATAGCCGACGTCTCCTGGTACGCACGGCAGAAGACGCGGGGCCACCGATTCCCGAGTACACCGTCAACTGCCTGGATCATTCGCGTCGCTCCTTCGTCACTGCGGGGCGGTTGGGTCGGGCGTGACCGTGTCGACGATGCGTTTCCCTTCGGACATCGCCTCCAGGATGTCGGGCAGCTCGGCGGTGCCCTTCGGGCGCACGGTGCCGCGCACGATGGCGATCGGGTCTTCCGGCAGCGGGTGTGCCTCATCGATCGCGTCGACCAGGCCCATCGGCGCCAGGTCAACCTCGATGTTGCCGATCTTCAGGCGTACAACGCCGTTTTCACGGGCCGCCGCGAAGATCGCCCGCAGGTCTTCGGCCTTGGGTAGCTGCACGCCAATGCGTCAGCCCTACCCTGCACGTTTAGCCGTAGTCGGCGGCGTCTTCTTCGGCCTGGGACTCGGCCCTGCGCGCCTCGTCTAGCGCGGCCTTCACCTCTGCGCGGTGCCGCTCCAGGTCATTGGCCGGCGGCGGCGGCGGCGGGACGTGCACGTCCAGGTACTTTTGGAGCGCGTACCGGGCCGCCTCGGACGGGTCAGGGTGCCAGTTGGTTGCCCACCGGAACTGCTTGCGGGCGCGCGCCTCCGGATCCCACCTGGCGCGCTGGTAGTCCTGTTCGAGGGCCGATCCCATCATGACCAGCGCCCGGCCCTGTTCGAGCAGGTCGTTGTTGCGGTCTACCTGGCCCTTCAGATCTGACTTTTTTGCCGCCAGCACCACGGGGATGCCGTAGTCGTTCTGGAGGTTATCGATCGTGTTCTGACTTGAGCCGGCGTCATACCGCCAGTCGACGATGCCGCCGCGGGGGCCGGCGTAGCCCGTGAAGATCTTCTGCGCCCAGCCCATGACCGAGAACATCTGGCTGGTGGCCAGACCCGCTCCCCGCGGCGTCGTCCAGTCCAGGATGTGTTTGACGTTCTTCGATAGCTCGCCCCAGGCCCAGCCCTGCACCGATGCCCTGTCGCTGCTGGCCCCCGGGTCGAGGGCGAATGCGAAGTAGCGCATCCCAGGGTCTGGCTCCGCTGCCATCAGGCCATACCGGGCGCCGTCATCGGCCTCCAGCATCGGATGCGCGAACATGAGCTTGTGCTTGCCGGTCCCCTCGGCCTGGAATTGGGCGTACACCTCGGCCAGCCATTCCGGGACAGGCGGGGCGTAGGCATTCAGTTCGGGACGGTACTTGTACGCGCCTGCGGTTCGCGACCACACGCGCCGCTTGAACCAGTCGCGCTGGATCGTCAGGTCTTCGATCGAGATGTTGTGGCGCTTCAGGTAGTCCTGGAGCTGCTTCATCGCCTCTGGCGTATGGACGTTGGCGGCGCGGGCCCAGGAATGGTGGGCGTAGCCAGGTCCCTTCCCGCCTGTCTTCGATTCCGCGTCGTACTCGGCCAGGTCCAGGAAGTAACCGACCGGCATCTCCGGAATGACGCCCGCGATGATGATCTGGGTCGTCGGCGTGCACATCGGCGGAAGTAGTACGGTCAGGATGTACTTGAGAACGTGCTCGGGCTGGTCCTGGCACTCGTCGATGATGACGACGCAGTTGTGCAGGCGGTTGCCGAGGTACTTCTTGACGTTGGTCAAGTCGTCCGTGCCGGCGAACATGACGCGCGCCTCGTTCGGGAACGTCGTCAGCATCTGGGATTCGTTGTGGCAGTCGGCGGATAGCGAATACCGCTCACACACGCCCTGCTGCCAGATCGGGATCCAGTTGTTTACTCGGACACCCGTGCCCTTGATGCCGAGAAGCAGCCCGACGGAGCGTGGGTAGTTCTGTGCGTTCTCGAACAGCTTCCCGTCGCACCCCCAGCTCTTTCCCGACTGCCTGGCGCACATGACGTGCTGCCAGGGCGACCGGTCGCTCAGAAACGCAAGCTGTTCGACGTGGCCGGCTGCGAATTCCTCGGCCCGAAAGACCTTTCGGATCTCGCGTTCAGGGTCAGCCTCCCGCTTCAGCAGCTCGGACGAGTAGTGCTTGAGCAGGAACGACATTCACGGGCGCTCCAAGGCGCGGTGCGCGCGGGTCCTCGTCGGGTCTTTTTCAGGCCGGCAACGGCTTAGCCGCCTACCCACGCGCACCGCTGATTAGCCTTCCGAAACCTGCTGCTTGGCCTTCTCGATCGCCTCCAGCACCTCCGACGGCAGCCCCGCTGCCGGATGCTGCGCCTGCGGTTTCCCGGTCCACTTCAGGATCGCCAGGATGCCGTCGACCACTTCTTCCCCCAGCACCAGCTTGGCTTCGTCCAGCGCATCGCCGATGTCGATCTCACCTGCGGACAAACGCACGTCGATGTTCAGCAGCCGCATGCGCTGGGCGTCGGCGCTGCGGTCCAGCAGCATCACGCCCCACTGGTCCACGTCGGTTAGGGTCGGCATTAGCCCACGTCCGGCAGCAGGTCGAAGTCGTCGCAGGACGGCGCCCACGGGCGCGGCTTGGGCAGGCGGATGTATTCCGACTTCGGATCCTTCGCGAACGGCGATGCCTCGTGCGCTCGCATCACACCGTAATAGCTGCCGATGACCTTCACCCTCATCGCTGCCGGCGTTGCCATCATCGGCACCTCGACGCCATCCACCCGCCTGTGCGGGTACACGTCGAAGGCGTCCGGGTCTTCCATCCGGTCGTAGTCGATCCAGGTCCGCCCGTTGTGGGACACCTCGCGCTTCTGGGGCTTCTTCACGCCGATGCGTGGCACGGCCTGCTTGGCGGTGGCTGCCACGATCGCGTTGTGCGCTTCTTGG